GTGGGCCACCGCAGCAAAACCAAGAGCATCAAGGCTAAAACCCCGAGCTCTTCAAAACGTGTGCCCGCGCATCACGTGGCGAAAAGCTATCATGTCCCCGAATCCGCCACGGAGATTCCCAAGGATTCCGTGAACCGTCGCATCGTATTCCGTTTCGACTGCGTTGACCTTGAGGCCGACTGCCCATGGTCGCTCGCGCACATGAGCGACGAGGAGCATCGGCTGCTGCTGTTGAAGATGCGTGACTTCGAAAAGGCCACGGTGGGCGAGATCATTAGCCCCTCATATCAGGCGTTCACCTGCTACCCTGATTTCACCCAATGCCCCAACCAGACGCCACAGGACCGGCTGGCGAAATACTATGAACGCGAAGGCGATGCGTTGGCCCGGTTCCGATTGGGTGGAACCGAACGCCTGTACGGTTTCCTTGTAGGCAACGAGTTTCACATTCTCTGGTGGGACCCGAACCATGAGGTATGGCCCTCCACTAGGAAACACACCTGACCATCATATTGTAGTGGTATACAAAATGGTCCCGTCCTCCAATACGGGAGGAAAGGTCGGGGAACAGCCTGGCCCCGGTCGGAACCGAGGTTGACACCATGCGTGCCGCTAAGCATAATTGAAGTGTCTCATGAAACGTTAATAACCAACCGAAATAAGCAAAACATACTTAGATGGTGAGCGTCTGGTATGCGTCAAGTGCCGTGGCCCCAGCAGGGTCACGGCACTTTTCATACGAACAGCAATGGTCCCGTCCTCCGATACAGGAAGACGGGACCATTAATGCCATTATGCTGTGGAATCAGGCACTGGCATGTCCAGCTAAAGGATATTCCCAGCCATGTCCGCTCTCATTGCCATAGACCAAGTATCCATCCGTTGACGGAAGATCAAACAGCACCTTGCCTTGAGCCTTCACCCCTTGGCCTATTATCTGGGGAAGCCGCTGATTTTCGGGTAGGCATGTGTAGGTTGTTATCTTTGAACTGGTTCCATCGAGATTGCCGTTCCACTGGGTGCCATCATTTTGAATATACGTCCAATAGCCGGGAGCGCCTAGTCCCAAAGGCCCATAGGAATCCGAATCAAAATCGGAAGTTGTTTCAACGGTGATGTCCAGAACGACGAAATGACCGTTTGCAGGGCTTGTTTCAGCTCCTTCGTAAGCCGGGACGCATGGTGCGTCAAGGGTTATGTTGGTTACGGTCCATGAAGCGAGTAGGGTTTTGTCTGCCTGACTCTTATAGATGCTGGCAGTGTCGCCTATTCGTTTGATGAGGTTGCCTCGGCTGCTTGTCTTGGGCTTCTCCGTTTGCTGAGGTTTTGCCTTTTCCGGTTTCTTGTAGTCCTTGGACGAGGCGGCTTCATCAGGATTATTGCGGATTGCTGTGTTCACGGCAACGGCAACTCCTACCGACAGCGCCACCACGACAATCGCCGCAACCAGAAGCTGCCACCATTTCAGGGTGACGGTACCCTTGCCTTCAGTCTTGTGCGATGGGGCCGGTACGGGTTGTTGCTGTGGCTCGCTCATTATTATCCCCTTCTCTTCATTGGGTTGGTTCTTCATATTCTACTTATTTAGTGCTATTCGCAGGCAATTCCGTCACCGTCACGGTCCAATGACGAACGATAGCCCGGCTGGCCCCGATACAATGGCGCGGCGCCGGCAGCTCGCGCTGCTGAACAGTTCTTGTAATACGCCCAACCGGTCGAGGAGTCGTCGGAGGAATAAGATGAGCCCGAATTGGTTGACGTCGAAGCCGCTGCTGCGGCGTCCTCCCGTTGCTTTACCGCGTTCTCGCGTGAGTCAAGCTCAGATGACCGACTATCCAAATCCGATTGCCTTTTATCGAGTTCAGCCTTCTTGCTGTCGTACTCATCCTTGTAGGGTTTGAGCTCATCTATCCGCTTCTGATTGTCAATCACAATTGACTGCAAGTCAGATATCTTACTGTTGAGGTTCCGGACTTCCTCTTTATGGGCGTCGATCATCTTCGTGTATTCGGGCTGCTCCACCGGATCACGAGAATCGTATCCGCCTTGCCAGCCCATGAAGAAGGCGATTAGCGCGACCAATACCAATGCCAGCACCATGAATACCGCGAAAAGCGGTGCCGGAATCCTGTTCACTGCACGACTCGCGGCTTCAATGGATTTCTCGACAAGATCATCCTTCTCCGGCTTCGACCCCTTAACCTCAGTCGCGGCAGTAGAAAACGCGGGCTTAGTGGTGCTGGGTTGAGTCTTGGCGGCATTCGCCTGCTGTTTCACCTGATGCTTCTCTATTTGGGAGATTCTTCTGCTCAGGTCATGGAAGAACACGCTAAGAACTCTGTCTCCATCCTCGCCTTCTTTGATGAGATAGACGATGACCTCATGATCTTTCACCCTTATCCGCAATTTGCTTCCAAAGGACGAGCGAGCTCCTATATCAGTACCTTGCTTAACCAAGACGAGAGGAGAATACGGCCCTGATTTAAGTAGGGAATCGATTGCCGTCTTAATCAGTTGTGGCGAGCATTCGTATGTTTTTGATTGACTAGACACCACGTCCCCTTGCCGAAACCCATTCTCTCCGTATGAGCGATACTATCATTATTTGGCTTGAACGGAGAACATCTGAATTGCGATTATCCAATATCTGGTGCATAATCAGAATCATGCAATCGAACAAATGTTCGGGTCAGTAGGAAAAAGAATGGGGCGCGTCTCCTCCGCCAAGATCGGACGCGCCCCAAAGCATTGCCCCTACCGGAAAGGATAGGAACATGAACTAGTGTATATCATTCTCCTTATCTTCAAGCCCAGTTCTCGCGGCAATGGACTCAGCTCGGGACACAAGGTCTGACACCTTGATTCCCAGAGCGTCGGCCAGTTTACGCATCTGCTCAAAGTCGGCTACCGACTGAAGCTTCAGAATTTTCCGAAGCGTCGAGAGAGGCACACCAGACTTTTCCGCCAGGGCGGGGTTTCTAATACCTGCTTCTGCCCCATAGGACTCTATGGCTTTTGCCAGAGCCATTGAGTACGGGGTGATTTCTCGTTTATTTGTACCCATGTGGGTTACATTACTCCATATTAGGACATAAAGCAACCCCAAATGGGTGACACGCCGTATTTGAAAGTGACCCAATTGGGTGATAATGTATTCCACATGAGCAGCAAACAAGCAACATCCAAAGAGCTTGGAGAGGCGATGAAGAGCCTCTTTAAGTGGCGCGGAGTTAATCAAGATGAAGTTTCACTTGAGACTGGCATACCGATTACTTCACTCAGTCGAAAACTGAACAGCGGTGTTTTTAGGTATGAAGAGATGTGCTCGATAGCTTCAATCCTGAAAGTCCAGCTTTCAACGATCATTACCTTGGCCGAATGGATACACGGCGGAGGAGATTTTGAAAGGTTCGCTGTTGAGCATCTTTCTCCTTCTTCTCTTAATAAGTCTCCTGTATTGGAGGTAACAGCATGAGTACAGAAAACATGGAAGCCCCTGAGATTTACAGCGGAAAGGTAGGAGTGGAGATCGTACCGGACATGCGCAAGCTCAGGAGCTTCGCCAAGGACTTCATCGCCCTCGTGGACAGTTACTGGCCGGAGGAAACAGGTAGTCCCTTGGCCACGCAATCCAGGCAGACCGGCAACTGTGATTCGCCTACACCGGACATGTCCTCGACTTCGGCACCACAGTAATAGCAGCGATTGCCGTTCTGCTCCTTCACAGCACGAACGGCCATCTGTTTCAACCGGTCATCGAAGTCCTTATTGAACTTGACGAAAGCCATATTCACCTCCTCTCAATGAATCGAGACATTATGAACACTTCGAAAGAGCCGGAAAACCTGTATGAAGAGCCACCCGTACCGGAGATCAAGCCATGCCCCATCTGCGGCAAGACCCCATCGGTCTACTGCGCCGGATGCTCAATGCTCGGAAGCGGTGCCAGCACCGGGTTCTGGAATTGCCGGTGCATCGACTGCGATTATCCCAAGCGTCCTTCCGGATTGAGCGTCAATTACTGTAATAAGGCCGACGCTGCCGACCATTGGAATGAGTTGGCGGACCGGTCTGAGAAAACACTGGACGCACCTCTTCCCGAATGCCCCATCTGCAATAAGCGTCCGACGCTTGTAGAGATCGTCGGCAAAGGAATGGTCTACGACTGCGGATGCGATTGCGTGAGTATTTCAAGCCCCTCCCTCAACCCGATAGAAGTCAAGAAAGACTGGCTGAGAGAAGCCGCCCGCAGAGTGGACTACCTGAGAAGGCTTCGCTCCTGCACGGATGTGCTGTCAAGAAATTAACAAGTCTTGCCGCAGTGGGTCGTTTTTTATCCACCTATCGACTACAGGCAAATAAATACCATACTGCGATCTGCTGCGGCAACCATCGGCCGGAACCCTTCGGGGTATCTGGACACGCACCATCGTCACCACGCCATAGGACTCGTCATACATCTCTCACGGTTGGTCAACATTGCAACACGGTGACGGCAAGGACGTTCTCGGTTCGAATCCGAGCCCGGCCACGCGGAAAGGACATGTCATGAACAGGAAAACGTATGGGGCTCACTGCTCCGGCTGGCAGCATTCACCTGATGAACGCCGGCACCGGCATGAGAACACGAAGACAATCACTTGTCTGACGTTGGCGGCGACCGGGTTCCTGATTCTCTCACTGCAACCCTATGCGGGCCCGTGGAGCATTCTCGCAGGCTTCATGTGCTGTTCGCCCGTCATGCTCTCGTTCGCATTGTCGAAAGGAACACAAAAATGATCTGGTTCATACTCGCCGTAATACTCCTGCTCATCGGAGTCGGCATGATAGCCGTCGCACTCGCCAACGGTGGCGACGGAGCCGGTTTCGGCTTCATTCCCATCATCGTCGCCGCACTGTTGATGATTCCGGCATGCCTATACTCGCTGGACGTAGGCGAGGTGGCCGTCATCCGCAACATGGGCGGCTCCGTCGCCGGTCATGCGGAGAACGCGGGCTTCCATGCGAAGGCGCCGTGGCAGTCGGTCATCAAATACGATACGCGCAACAACCTCATCAACTTCTTCAAGGACACCGACTACAAGTACGACGGCGGCAGCGCGGAAGGCAAGGAGATCACGGTCAACGACCGTAGCGGTGCCAGCGCGAACATCGACATTCAGGTCAACTATTCGCTCGAACCGTCCGCCGCCGAAATGCTCTACTCGGAATACGGCAAGCAGACCACGTTCACGCAGAACTACATCGGCAACGACCTGCGCAGCGTGGCCCGTGAAACCTCCGGCAAGTTCGACACGATCACGATGCTCACCGACCGTGGCAAGTACACGAAGGCCGTGCAGGACGCGCTCACCTCGAAATGGAAGAGCATCGGCCTGACCGTCGAACAGGTGTCCGTGCAAGACATCCGCTACCCGAAGTCCATTACCGACAGCTACGCGCAAGCCCAAGCCGCCGAGGTCGCCAAGCAGAAGGCGAAGAACGAGCAGGAGACCGCGAAGGTCGAGGCCGAGACGAAGCGCATCAAGGCGCAGGGCGAGGCCGACGCGAACAAGGTGCTGAACGATTCCCTGACCGACAGCGTGCTCCGGCAGCATTACATCGACGCTTTGAAGAACGCCGACCAGCTGATCGTCACACCCGAGGGCTCCAACACCCTCATCCAACCCAAATGATTCTTCCGGGCGGGGTTCTTTATTCCTTTACTTCCTCGTCCGGTGGCAGCCAAGCGCATGGTGCCGCACCTACGAAGCCTTCCAATGGTCATGGACTTCTCCAAGGTGCACCGGGTTCGACTCCCGGCTTGGCGCTCAGAAAAATTTAACCCCTTCGCGTCCTGCGTCGAAACCAGCAAAACAAGGGTTTCGGACGTGTCAGCACCGGCGCAGAAGGACAACCAAATAATCAAGCCCAGTGGAGGGAAACAATCATGGAACTCACCCCATTCGACCGTATGAGACTACTCAACGAGGCGCGTGGACTATTGCCGCAGGACGAGCTTGAACGTCGGGCACGCCTGATTCTCGACGATCCAGCCGCTCCTTCCAAGACATCGAAGGAACCTGACTCGCCTCGTCTCATCATCAGTGACTTCCTACGCTCGAAAGGATTCGAGCCGATGAAGAAAAGCGCCCTGCATTTCGGCTCCCGTCTGGCCGAGAACTACAAGATGAAGTTCGGCTCCTACCCGCCGAAGCACGGGAAGACCTACATCTACTACGAGATCGACCGGCCTCTCATGGAGGAAACGTGGGCTCAGATTCAGACGGAGGACGCCGACTGATGGCATCTGATTTCAACTCCATCGCCAAAGCCATCCGTTATCTCGGTGATTGCGTCCGTTATCTCGCTGACAAGTATGTGGCCGTGAACGATCGCGTGTACTCGGATTGGAACGAGGCATCGAAGGTCGTGGGAGACGTTGGCCGTGACCATGTGGCCGATTATGCGGAGGCATCTCACAAGCAGGGCAAGTCGCGTACTTGGCGTCACAGTCACCTGATGGAGCGTGAAGAACAATTGTCCATGCAGTCGAGGGGTTCTCATGTTGACCCCGAATGATGTCCGGCATAGAAAGTTCCGCACGTATCGTTCCCTGCTTTACGGAGAGGTCTACGACGTGGAGGACGTTGACGATTTTCTCGACTCGGTGCCCGGCACCATCAAGGTTTTAGGCAAGGAAGTACTCAAAGCAAGAAAGGAGTGGCAATGACCGTCGAGCAGATGGCCGATGACGATTACTTCGCGTTTGACGCGGTGGACCAGACCGCGTTGAAGAAGTATCTGGTCAGCCCGTTGGCGTATTCGCAGTATCTGACCGGCGAGCATTCGTCCTCCCCCCAGTTCGAGTTCGGGAAGGCGGCTCACAGTCTCATATTGGGCAGTGGCCCCGAGGTGCTGGTGAAACCGAACCTACGCACCAAGGAAGGCAAAGCCAGGTATGCGGAGACATTGAAACTGCATGAGGGCGAGGATATCGTATGGCTTTCCCCCGATGATGTGGAGAAGGTCGAGGCCATGCGGGACATGGTTGGAGATTTCTTCACGAAGCTGGATGGTCAGCCGGAGGTGGCGATGATCGCCGCCGACCCTGATACCGGATTGTTGATTAAGGGCAAGGCGGACTGGTTGCCGTCCACTCCCGACCCGGATGGTGTGCTGCGTATCCGTGATTACAAGACCACGGTGAAGTCGCCGGACGAGTTCGAGCGTTCCTGCTGGCAGTACGGGTATCACATTCAGGCCGCGTTCTACATGCGTCTCTACCGGTTGACGATGCCCGAATATAAGGGGCCGTTGGGTTTCGAGTTCGTCGTGCAGGAGAAGAATCCGCCGTTCGACTGGATGCGCTACGAGATTCAGGAGGATTCGCCCATCATCACCGAACTGGCGGAACCGAAGATAAACCACGCCTTGCAGGGCATCAGATGGTTCCGTGACAACACGGAGGACCCGTTGGAGGCCATGAGGGCCTACGGGTTGCCTAAATACCCGAAGGATGTCGTGTTCCCCGACTGGAAGCTGTTGGAGGAAGAGGAGGAGATTGAATCATGGCGGTAATTAAGAAGGACGCTCGGGGCGGTCGTGGCACGTATGCGACCCTGGCTCAGGTCGTGAACTATGTGGACGAGCAGGGGTTCGACCTGCAATGGCCGACCCAGTTGGTTGACGGACGCCTGTATGTGGATACGGCCGTCAGGAAGAAGGGCACGGACAAGTGGATTGCCAGTAATTGTCTTATCCCGGTCGAGGTGGGTGATTCGCGTGGCATGAGCGTCATGCAGGCCCTCGGTTCCGCATTGACGTATGCGCGACGCTACAGCACTTGCGGCGCGTTCGGACTGGCGACCACGGATGATGACGGTGAGACGAGCGGCTACAAAAAGCGTTCTGTCAAGGGTATGACCGACGAGCAGAAAACACAGATCGACCGGATTCTTGAAGACTGCAAGATTCCGGTGGGTCAGGAGAACGGTTTCATCGGCAACGTCCTGCAAACGCGGGTCGCTTATGGCACGTTGACCGAATATCAGGCGCAATGGTTCATCGACGCTTATCGACAGCATAACGACAAGGTTAAGGAGGCTCCCAGTGAGCAGTGAGATTGGTTTGAACGACGTGAAGCCGGGCATGTGGGTTGAGTTTGATGATGCGGACGGGCATTATGCGGGCGAACTGCATGAGATGAAGAACCCGGAAAGCATGGTGGACGTTCTCATCATGAGTATGGGCCATAAGCCGCCACTGTACATCGAGACCGAGAATGAAGGCAATCTCGTGGTTTTCTTGGATTTTGGCGATGGGTACAGTACCGGTTCCGCTCGGAACGTGCATGTGTACGAGTCGAAGCCCGAGACGGAATCCGTCAAGCAGGCTGAAGATGATGACAAGAAACCGTTCTGGAAAGGCAAGACCTGCGGGGAGCTGGAAGGGCTGCGTGTCAAGATAACGTGGAATAACGGCGACACGATGACCAGTACGCTCGACATGGTGGGAAACGTTGCTCATTGCGTCTCTCTTTCTCCCGCCATTCGTTCATCCTCGACTTTCGTCCCTTACTCCGGTATCAAGTCCATCGAACTGGTGGATGATGCTTTCCGTGAGCGTATCACCGATATCACGAAGGTTCGCCCCGGCGACAAAGTGGTGGTGAAGAACGGCAACGAGTACACGGTGAAGAAGACGGATTCTGACCGTGTGGGCGGACAGACCCTGTGCCTGAGTATCGGGGAGCTCGGCTTTCCGGACGGGTGGTGGGTGGATGACTCCTTTTTCCAATATGCGTACCGCGGACCGTACACGATGGATGACCTTCCGAAGGAGCCGGGCTTCTACAAGGCTCGCACCGAATCGGTGTGGAAGCATGACGGCAAACGTTGGATGCCGGTGCTCTCCCATGATGGCACCATCGCCCCCGCCTTCCCATGCCAGTCCCAATCCCGCAGCCAGTTCTTCAAGACCAGTGTCCGGGATGATCGTTTCCCGTTCACGAAGGTGGAGGCGAGCTTCGAGTGACTTTCACCCCGAGGCCGGGCTGCAAGTGCGCCAGATGCCTGTGGGCTCACGGGGACAAGATCACGCTCCCCCAATGCCCCACATGCGGTGCCGTTGATTGCGCCGGAGCCCAATCACACATGCTGGTCTGCAACAGGCGGGCCATGGAGAAACACAAGACGAACAATTACAGGAGGAATGCGTAATGGCCGGAGAACCAAGCATCGAGTTTACCGGATATGCGGGAGAGATCAAGGATTTTCAGGATTCCAGTATTCTCAACGTCAGCGTCCATCCGGGTTACACGGATAAGAACACGAACCAGTGGGTTGACAAGGAGCCTCAGTTCTATGGTGTGCGTCCCTTGTCGAATCAGGCGAAGGATGCTTTGAATCAGGTTCGCCAGTTGAAGTCCCAGCCGAGCATGAGCGTGAAGGTTCTTGTGAACGGCAGCTTGTCCAAAAGAGTGTCGGAAAAGGATGGGAAACGGTATGAGAATTGGGATGTCGCGGCCCGCACCATTGCGGTGTTGAGCGCGAAACCCAAGGCCCAGCAGTCTGGTTTCCAACAGTCGCAGCAGCAGTATCAGCAAGGATTCCAGCAACCGCAACAGCAGTATCAGCAGCCTACGGACCCGTGGAGCCAACCCCAGGACGAATACGGAAATGGGCAGATCTAACCCGTCCCAACACGTCAAGGATTTGGTGGACGCACGCGACCAATACCGGTGCGTCCGCTGCGGCAAACCATTCCATTGGAGCGGTTTCAGCCGGCATCATCGCAGACTCCGGTCACACAAGTGGCCGGGACTGCATGAGGCGTCGAACCTCATCTTGGCGTGTGGGAGTGGCGATACGGGATGTCATGGGTGGATTCACGCCCATCCGCGTGAGGCCATGAGCTTGGGGTACATCGTGAGCGGTTTCAACGATCACCCCGAACTGGTGCCGATTCTCACCGCCCAACATGGTTGGGTGCTTCTGGACGATAAGGGAGGTTGGACGCGATGCGAACCGCCGAAGCAGTAAGCCTGTTGTTCATCCTGTTCTGCCGTGACCCGCAGTTTCGGCGGGCGTTGTACAAGCTCGACCCTGTGTTGTTCCGCAGGTTCACTAATGGGGAGGTGTGGCTGTGAACGTTGATGACATGACCGATGAGGAGTTCATCGACTATTGCCGGAACGGCGGCGAACTGTCCGGCCTGATAACTGAACGTCATCCGAAATGCGATTGGTGCGGTGGCATGTGCCGGGTCGGCAAGGATGGCATGTGCCGGAACTGTCGTGTCAGGGAACGGCGTCGAACCGACCCCGAGTATGCGCAGCATCTGCGTGATCTGGCGAATCGGCGGAACGCTCGTAATCGTGAGAAACGTAATGAGTATGCACGCCGGTACCGGTCGGAGCATTTGGCTCAGGCTCGGGCTTCGGCTCGTAAGTATGCCGCCGCCCATCAGCGTGAGATGGCTGAATACCATCGCCGTTGGAGGTCGGAGCATCCCGAGAAATACGCCCAGTATGAGGCGAAGCGGAAACGTAAACGACAACTAGCCAAGGAGGCTGTCAATGAGTGAGAAACCATTCTGGGCAGGTAAGACCCTTATGGAGATTCAGAATCTCGATAAGCGAGTCAAGGTGACAATGGAGAACGGAGACGTATTCATAGGGAAGCTCGTGCGGCGTTCCAGAGACACGGACGGTATATGTAGCCTTTCGATGCAACTCGACGCGCATCGAACATATTTACACGTGTTCTCGGCTGAATCATCTGATACGCAGCCCATCATTCCCAGTTACGTCGATACCGTCGAATTGTTGGATGACCCCAACTACGAGCGTATCGAGGAGGCTGATGACCTCCAAGAGAAAGATATTGCCGTTATGCTCGACGGCAACCGCTACAAGGTCACAGATGTGGAAAAAGGCCGTAACCGATTCTGGGGTCGGGTATACGGCGCTGTCGGGCCGGAATGTATCGCCCTTGGCTTCAACGCCTTCACCTACGGACTCCGTCCGAAGCCCCGGCTTCCTGACAAGCCTGGACTGTGGTTGGACAAGGACGATAACACATGGGTGATGGGCGAGAATGCCTTTCCACTCACGTGTATTGATGCCGGTAATTGGAGTATCACGCGCCCGCAGTTCTCAACGGATAGCGTTCAGGTTCTAAATGCTGCACCGTTCCGATTGGCTAAGGCGGTGGAAGCATGAGCAATCGTATTGTGAAATTGCCCTCGGTCGAATCTTTCGGCCGTCTCACGCCCGACAAGTGGCTGGCCTTGAAGAATCTGGAAGAGAGCGCCGAACTGGTCGAAGCCTGCAAACAATACCTGAAAGCCAGCGACCCGACAGACCCGAGCGGCATTGGCCGGGAGTTCGATGATCATGCGAACTGCCTCGCCTGCTTCGGGGTGAACGTGGGCGGCGAGCTCGGCGATGACCGGGACAAGGCGAAAGCCGGATGGATAGGTTACGTGCGCGACCAGCGCCGCCAAGCCATGCTCGGCGAGCTCGCCGACGTGTTGCAGACGGTCGGCAACCTGATCACCGCGTTCGACATCACCGACGAGGAACTTGCTCAGTCTATGGATGATTGCCTTGTTCGCAATCAGGAACGAGGTCGACTGTGAGCATCATCAGCAGTGAGGCGAAGTGGGCTGTCCTCCAACGAGTTGTCCGTCTATCCCTCGAGGAAATACGTGGCACGACCAAGGGCAAGGAATACGAGGCCGGTTTTATCGCCGGAGCCACGCGCCGGCCCACGAACGAGGAAATCGTAGCCGGAGCGAAAGCGTTCTACGAGGCGTTGAAGCCCGACTCTTACCCCCAATGGGATTCTGACTGCGCGTTGAGGGCCGAATACTACGACGCCATGCGACTCGCAGTCAAGGCAATGCAAGGAAAGGCAACGGAAGAATGAATCTTTTAGATGAAACCAAGGGTGCGATCTCACAAAGCGAGCATTCGACCGATGACGTTCGATTCGTAGGCTCCCGCGACGAGAAGCTGGGAATTCCGTGGAGTCAGGCCGAAAAGGTGCTCGACATCGATTACGACAACGGATACGGCAGTCAGGAGATAGCCGCCGATCTGGTCGTGGCGTTCACTGATGGCGGGTTCCTGCGCCGCGAAGAATACGACGGCAGCGAATGGTGGGAGTACGAGCCACCGTTCAGAGTCACGGAGACGCAGAAGCCGTTCAAACTCGTGAAGATGCTCAGCTATTCCACACGGTTGCTTGTGGACATCAATTACCCGATGGAGGCAACGGAGGAATGAGCGACATGAGGAGCTTCATCAAGGTTGAGCACAGTCGTTTTACTTTGATTTTGCGCAAGGGGATGCTCCCGTTCCACTGGATTGCGGAATCCCACGTCTACCCGGACAAAGGTTATGTCACGGCGGTGCGGGAGCGCACCAACTACGGCGCTGTATGGGCATTGAGCAGTAGGGGCGCTCTCGATCAGGTCATGCTCTCGATCTGGGAGGACATCGAATGGTTGGACGAAAGGATGGACTGATGCGTGTGCATCGTCCGAGACTACAAAACCAAACCGAAGGAGACAACCAATGAGTGATTACAAGCAGCGGATGATCCGCGAACATCGAGAATTGCAGGAGCGTATCAGCAAGCTGGCGCACATGCTTGAGGGCTACGCGGAGGGCACGTTGGACTTCACGCCCGCGTGCTCCTTCCAGCTCCTTGAAAGCCAATTGTACGCGATGGGGACATACGCGAACATCTTACAGGAGCGTGCGCGTATCGAACAGGTGGATTTGAACGCGCCTCTTGAGGGAGGTGAGTCTGGTGAGGTTCCACAGGATTAGCCCGTGTCCCAAATGCGGGAGCAAGGTCAAGGCGAAGTGGGAGCGGGACGGCGTGCAGGGGTTGCCTGAATACACGTTCTTTATCGTGATGTTCCGCTGCACTGCCTGCGGGCTCAGCTTCGAGGGAGGCTGTTCACGTAAGCCAGCACCGTATGAGTTGCAATACAACATCGCCGCATGGAACCGTATATGCAACGGTGATAAATGCTTCGCGTTGACCTACAAGAGTCTGGGAGGCAGACGATGAGAGACAAGGCGATGCCGTTGGGCAAGAAGTTCAAGGTCCGGTTGACCATCACACCGGAGGAAACCGGAACGCCCGTGGACATGCTGGGATTCACATTCACCAGCGGCCGGAACGGGCGTATGGAACTGGACACAGAGTACAACAACATTCCCAAACTGACTGATGACGGGCTCGACTCACTGTCGATTCTCGTGATCCTCAAAACACTGGAGATGTGGGCCCAGAAGGGATATGAGCTGTTCCAGCCCATCGTTCAACGATTTCACGGAGACGGACGATGAAGGCGACGAGGGGGACGGACGTGGAGATCGAACGACGGTGCGGCATGGTCACAGGTGCCTCCTGCGGGAATGTGACCCTGAGCTGGATTCCCGGAGACGGCCGAAACGGCACCCGCTCATGGGTGCTGGCCACTCATGCTGGCGACAGCATCCGCCGCATCCGGTTGAGCAGGAACGAGCTCGGCGACCTGGAGGCCATCCTCCAATCGATCGCGAACGAGAAGAAGGAACTGCGAGGTGGACGATGAGCACTCTGGATATTTTGGGTAACACGAGCGAGCAGGCGGATTCAGTGCGCCTGATGCTCAAGATTCGAGGGATGAAAGATGGGCATTTCATCGACGACACCCCACTCATCATCCTCAAGGCGGACAACCATCAGGACTCCGACAAATGGGATGTGTACATCAGCAAGTCGGTGTATCCGACCGCCGAATCGTATGGCACGCTCGCCGGCGTGCTGCGAATGCTCGCCAATGACGTGGAAATCATGGCACACGAGAAGGAAATGGGAGGCAGACGATGAACGGTGACGTGACTGCCATGGACATCAATTGCGCACTCGCCTCCCGTTACCGGCGTGACGGTGACGGGTATTGGTCGGAGATTTCGGTCACTGAGCCGAATGACACGGTGCTGCGTCTGGACGGCGTGGCGTTGGAGGTCAACTGGCGCGGGGACACATGGATCAGCGGATTCGAGGTCAAGGTGAGTCGCGGCGATTTCCTCCGCGACGCGAAATACCTGCGCTACAAGGATTACGTGGACGATCTCACCCTCGTCTGCCCCGCCCGCATGATCGACCGCAGCGAGGTGCCCGAGCCGGTTGGCCTCATGTACTACGACCCGTCCAAACGCACGTTGAGATACCGGCGCAAACCCGACCCAAGTCATGGTGACACCCGGCAGGTCGAACACCGGCTGCTGAAAAAGCTCGCCGCCAGCGAACGGCCGGACCGGTACGGGCATTACGAGACCGCCGCCGAGTATGTCGCACAGCGAGAGGCGATGAAAGGCATAGGCCGTGCGCTCGGGACGAAGATGGCGTTGCGGCTCCAACAGCTCGAACAGTTGCAGGAACCCACCGAGGCACGACGTATACAGGCACAGTCCAAGGCGTTCGAACGGGTGTGCGACATCCTCAGCCGCCACGGCTACCAGATCAGCCGGTGGACCCGCACCGAGGATCTTGAGACCAGACTGAAGGAACTGGACGAGGCGCTTTCGAGCGTGGTGCCCACCGGCAAGGTGGACCGCGAGACCCTGTACGCCATCAGCTGCCTGCAACAGTTGAGAACGACTCTGGGACTCCAAGACCGAAAGGAGCACGGACGATGAGCTATAAGGCGAGGACATTCACCCGTGAGGAGTTTCGAAAGGTCATCGCAGCCGCCATCTACGACTACGAACACGCTCCCGCGAAATGCCTCTACACGACCAAGGATGCGGCAGACCAACTCTACGGCGAGTACGGCGAGGAAATCGAGGTGGAGGGATGAACGGAGTACAGCTTACCAACCATCTGACCGCGCAATTCATGGCATCAACCCTAAGCCGGTACGAGGCCAGAATCACCGAGGACGGCGACTTCCGAGTCTACATATACGCCATGAGCCTCAAACGTCTCAAGCGCAAATGCGAGAAGTATGCGAAGCGTGAACGCAAGGCCATCGCATATGTCGCCACGCTCAAGGAGGAATCATGAGCGTAAGTAGTCTCAAAACGCGAAGAAGGAATTGAATTGAGCGGCTGGCGTGACAAGGCCGCGTGCCGTGACATGGACCCTGACCTGTTCTTCCCAACCACGTCCAGCGAGGAACGATTGGCGCTCAAGGCCTGCGCCCAATGTCCGGCGATATGCGAATGCGCACGGTACGCGGCGCAACACGACAGAATCAGCGGCTACCCATTGCAAGGCGTATGGGGTGGCGTGAACAGGAGCAGAAGAAGGAATCGAAATGAGTGACAAGGATATGGTCACGGTTTACGAACGACGTGACGGCAGCAAACCCGGATTATGGTCCGTGTACTGGTATTTGGGGTGGGACGTGTTTTTCTCGTTCTCCCTCGCGGTGGGCATCACGTCAAAGAATACGATGATGGCCATTGTTCAAGCGTTTTGTCTGCTGGTTTTTCTTGGACTCACCGTCTGGCAGTTGAACCATCTGACTTGGAGCATCACCGACTATCGGGTGCGTATCAGCTCTAATTTGGAGAAGGGGGCTCATGTTGAGCAAAGCGAAAAGTAAAGCATGGCAACTGCTCATTGAAGACTCGAACCGTCCGGCAGAGGAGATTCGCTTGGCTACCGGACTTCGGGTCGATGTGATCGAGCAGATGCGCGGGGACGTGCAAAAACGACTACGAGACAACCCGGAGTTCTGATTATGAGACCGAGTTATCTGCCCGTCCAGTATGAGCATTGCCCGTACTGCGGAGGAATCTTGAACGTATTCGGGGACTGCGTGGACTGCCAGTTTCACGATGACCCGACTGAATGGTGGATGGACGAATGAGCCGACAGAAAGCCAAAGGCACACTGCTTGAATCCAAGGTGGTCAACTATTTGCGCGCCCGGTTGGGTGACAGCGAGCAGACGATACACCGTGAAGTGTTGCATGGGACGAAAGACCAGGGCGATATCACCGGTCTGCGTATCCACGGCCAGCCGGTCGTATTGGAGTGTAAAAACTACAGCACCTATACGGGGAGACTCAAGGAGTGGATGCAGGAGGGCCGTACCGAGGCGGGTAACGCTGACGCACCTTACTGGTTCGTCGTGTTCAAACAGAAGGGTCTCGGCTTGAACACGTTGTCAAGCATGGACAACCAGCCCGTGCTCACCGACTTAAAGACCCTCGCATTGATAGCAGGACATGGAATCATCGAAGGAGACGAAGAATGAGCTACGACCTGTATGTGGCACGCCGGGATATTCCCGAGAACTTCTGGGATTACGGGTACGACCCTGACTATGACTATGGCTGCTACTTCAACTACACGTACAATCTCGGCCCGTTCTTCGCCGCCTATCATGTTCGCCCGTCAACCGACTTGGACGGCAAGACCGGTAGGGAATGCGCCGAAATCATAGGGCACGCCCTCATGCGCATCTACCTTCAGCCGTTGCATGAGCTGCGTTCCGAATACAATCCGCGCGACGAGAACGGCGAGTTGGTTGATTGGGGCAGTGTGGACGGCGCAATCAAATGGTTGGAACGTGTCCAAGACTATTGCCGGGAACACCCGGATTACGTGGTCAGGGAACGCTCCTGATGGGAAACAGTCACAACACGACATCCACCGAATGCATCGACTGCGGGCGTATCCGGCCACGTAACCAGATGTGCAGCGGGCCCCGTTGCCGCAACTGCCATATCAAGGCCGACCCCATACGGTTGGCGAAGCATAGAACCGGAAGCGCGAAATAGGCAAGGGAGCATAAAACCAAACGCACTCCCCCATTGCCCATCCAAGAGGGCGGCATGGTTTTCGCCGGCCACCCCATCGACATCGATGACCCGTATCTGCGCGAATTCATCGAAAAGGCAAGGAGAACATGATGGAAGATAGGAAACTCGTTGATTTCGCCCATTGGCTGAACGATCATCCGGGCGAATGGAATCTTTGGCCGTATCTCATTCCGATACAGGCCGACCGCAGGGATACGGCCGCATCGATGAGGCTTGTCATGGACCGCATCAAAAATCATCGGTATGACGAGTTCCGCGTGGACACCGCCCTGCTCGAATACGAACTGTTCAACGGTTTCATGGGCTTCGACAACGGTGGCGTGCATGAGAATGGTCTCGCGTTGAAGATGAGGCTCAAAGCATGACCGCGCGTGGAGATGACCGCAAACTCATGCATTGGATAGCCTCGCACGGCTACACGGTGGTACGCGCCGGCAGCGGCCACTGGAAGATATTCGATGACGGCGTGCTGCTCACGGCGACGAGCGGCACGCCCTCGGACTGGCGAAGCCGCCACAACTTCATACGAGATTTAAGGAGACGAACATGTTCAATCTAGCATCGAAGATTCGGCACTGCTGCCCCCTCTACGGATGTGTCCCGCTCATATTCGAATGGAGAGGCCGCTACATGTTTTTCTGCACCCACTTGGAAGCCCCTTATGCCGATACGAGAGAGGAAGCATGGGATAAGTGGTGCGGGATGGTTGAGAACATTTGGGAAAGGGACAGGAAATGACCTGGATCATACGAAATTCTGGAAGGCAGTAGCCGAGAACCGCAGTGAGAACGCGGTCGCTGCCCTCGAAACCATGATTGAGGAGACGGAATGAGTCTGGTGAGTTTAGATTTCAGGAAAGTGGTATAACGATGGCCCGCAAAGGATACATCCAGCTTGTCAACGGCTTCTACATGAATCGCAAGGTGCGAAAACTCAGGCACACATGCCCGAGCGCGATAGGTGCGTTCACGATGATGCTTACCTTCTGCGGAGATAATCTTTCAGACGGTCATATCAGTGAAGATGATGCGCTTTACGTGCTGGATATCACCGATTCAGAACTTGAGGCACTGTGCAATGTCGGCATGATCGAACCGGACGGGAACAACGGGTACTATATTCACGATTATCTTATACACAATCGCAGTCGCGAACAGGTACAAAAGAAGCGTGAAAGCAATGCTGAAAATTACCGTAAAAATAAGAACGAGGTAAAAACCTCCGATTCAGATGACTTTCAGACGGCTGAATCACGTCTGAATCGGGACAAACACCAGAACACCAGAACACCAGAACACCAGAATGAATTATCTAAAGATAATTCAACTCCCCCTACCCCCTCAAAGCCTGACTTCGCTGGACTGCTCGACAGTCTTGAGCGTATTTACCCGACGAACAGGTTCGATGGGAAGACCTCTCAGGCTCGAATGCAGTTGGAGGTCGAATGGCCCAAGATCGTGAAAGCCGCCGGCGAGGCTGACCCGTGTGAGTTTCTTGAAGCCAAAACCCGAGCGTATGTCGGGGCCACCGAGGAACGGTTCGTGAAGACGTTCAGCCGGTTCATCGGCGGGGAGCTGTACGCACGCAACTGGGAGAAACTCAAACCGGAGACCCCGAGTCCACGGCAAGTCCAGCCGGTCAAGTCCCGCAGCCAGCAGAATCTCGAAGCGAACATGGCGAAGACCTGGCAGTACATGACCGAGGAGGAGCGGGCCCGATACTCGCAGGGGGGTTTCAATGCTCAGCAAGGGTGAGGCGGCGGCGTTGTTGTCGCTGATTAACGCGCATCACGGCAACGCGCAGTGGAATGATGTTCAGCTTGATGCGTTCCATTCGGAACTGCGTTCAGACATCACGGCGGTAGAGGCGCGTGAGGCCGTTCGACGCTTCTACGCGGACAACAGCACGGGTCGCTGGTGTGGTTCCGGCGACATCAACGGCATCGTCCGCAAGCTGCGCAACGGTGCGAAACCGTCCGAAGCGCAGATAGGCCGGGAGTGCGAACGTTTGGGACTGGTGGAAGATCAGGCGTGGTTGTATCGCCGGCAGCGCATGATGGGCCGTTCCTCGGACGAGTCTCGACAGGTGGCGTTGGCCGCACGTGACCCGCTGCGCTTGCCGCCCGCGAAACCCAAGCGCCGGCGTGAGGGCGGTGGTTTCAACCCGGGTTTGGGCGTGACATTGGACGAGGTTCTGGCGACACGCCGTCCGGCTGAACAATAACCGGTTTGATGGCATAATTAAGAGTTGCTGACACGTCCGAGACCTTCAAAAAAACCGAAGGTCAAGGTCACTATTGTCTTTTTCCACTGAAAACACGAGGCTCTGCCGCTACCACGGTTGCTGGCGGGATATCGTCACCGACGCGCCGTCGCCGCTTATCGGACATGGCGTCGAACCGAATCTGAATCTCCTGTGCGACAAGCACGCCAGCCAGTTGACCGGCGACCTGCGATGGTTGGAACGCAGTCTGCCCGACCTGTGCGAGTATCGCATCAACCGCGCCTACGGGCACAAGAACGGTGGCGGCGGTCAATCCGGCACTGCGCCCGCACCGTTACGCGAGGCCCTGCATGATCTGCTGTACGCGGACGATGACCACGGTTATCCGGGGTTGCAAGGCACGTTGTACGAGTGGGTGCGCAGTCTGAAAATCAATCTGCCCGAGTCCACGCCACTGTCGGACATGGTTCGCCGTATCGCCGATCATCCGAAACTCGTGGAGCATTCGAGCACCCCTGTGTATGCGGAACTGGTTCACAGTCTGACACGCAAGCTGCGTCGTTTCCTCACGGACGATGACGGGGAAACCGTATTGTACGGGCCATGCCCGGCCGACAAGTGCTTGGGTCAGCTTTCCTGCTATGCGGACGCGGAGACGGCGAAATGCCCGAAATGCGGTTTCAGTATGCCGGTAGCCCTTATCAGGGCGGAACGGGTGAAACGTCTCCTCCAATCGGAGGCGGTGAGAACCCGTGGCGAACTGTTGGACATCATCAAGGCGTGCGGGATGCGCGTGAACCGCAGCACTTTGCGCAGTTGGATACATCGAGGCCAGTTGCCTCAGCAGGGCGAGGATGCGTACAGCAATCCGCTTTACAGGTTCAGTGACTTCTACCGTCTCGCGTCCGGCTTGTCGGAGGATGCGGACGTGTGGGAGATCATGCAGGTTTCGCAAAACCAGTCCAAGGAAGGAGACACCAAGTGAGCAACCAGATTCAACCATTCGACTTCAACGGCATTCAGGTGCGTGTCCTAACCGATGAACACGGCAACCCGTGGTTCCTTGGAGCGGACGTATGCGCCATTCTCGGTACGGCCACCAACCATATTCGGGAATACCTCGATGCCGATGAAATCACCAATATCCGTAGTACGGATATTGCCCAGAACGGAGGCAAGGCACCCGTTTTCGTGTCCGAGTCCGGCTTGTACTCCCTCGTGTTACGCAGCCGCAAGCCCGAAGCCCGCGAGTTCAAACGCTGGGTCACGCACGAGGTGCTGCCATCGATTCGCAGGCATGGTGCGTACATGACCGAATCGACTTTGGAAAAGGCAGTCACCGAACCCGACTTCCTTATCCGGCTTGCCACGCAAATCAAACAGGAGCGGGCGGAAAAAGAGAAGGCCCAAGCACAGGTCGAACGGATGCGTCCCAAGGCATTGTTCGCTGACGCTGTGGAAACCTCGAAGACCAGCATCCTTGTGGGCGACTTGGCGAAAGTCCTGAAAGGCAATGGCGTGGATATTGGCGGCACTCGCTTGTTCGCGTGGCTGAGGGACAACGGATGGCTGATGAAAACCGGCAGCTCTCGCAACATGCCCACGCAGAAATCTATGGAATTGGGCTTGTTCGAGATCAAGGAAACCACCGTGGTTCACTCGGACGGTCACACGACCATCAACAAGACGCCGAAAGTCACGGGCAAAGGTCAGACGTTCTTCGTCAACAAGTTCCTCGGACACAGGGAGATTACTCAATGAGCATCAATCTTGGTACCACGGAAGTGGAATTGAGCTTGTACTCCAAGGCGCTTCAACTAGCCACGTTCACCGTGGAAGTCCCGGTGGCGGGCGAACTGGAACCGGACAGCGTGTTCATAGGCGACGACATGCAGCCACGCGCGCACGTGACAGTGACGCTGCCGCCCGACGGTTCCGTCGAAAAGGCCGTTAAAGCCGGGGTTTATGCGTTCCAGAAGGCGTTCAACGAGTCGATGGAATCGAGGAACGTATGAACTGGCTGAAGCGACTGCTGCACTTGGAGGAGCCGGAACCGGTCGAAAAGCCGGAACCTAAGCCACCGGTGTTGGAGCCATGCCCTATCTGCGGACGCACACCCAAGCCGAAGTATGTATACGACGCCATCCTTACCCGCTACTACTGTCAGGAAGACTCCGTGTGGCTGTTCTCGGAGTGGTGCGATCATTCCGCGAGTATCTTCTCGTTTGCCCCGTTTGAGGACAAGGACGTTCCGAAGTGGAATATCGGTTGCAGACTGTTAAGGACAATTGCTGCCGTGCCAGTTCCCGAATGCCCTGTCTGCGGGGAGAAACCCACCGTGCAACCGGATACCGAGTCGGATATTCCCCAGCTTGTCTGCTCATGCAACGAACTGTTGGGCAACGATGGGATAACCAACGTCTATCAGCGCAAACACGAGTGGATACGTCGCTGCAATGCGTTGAAACGCAAGCAGGACAACGTGAAAGACATGGAACAGCTTATCGGAGAAACACAATGAACGGACATTATTCGGTTATCACGAATTTCGGCTGTCATTGGACATGCCCCTACTGCATCGTAAGGAAAACCGGATTGAACGTGCCGGTGACGGACATGCAGGCCACGCTGCGGACCATCAGCCGTGAAAGCGAACACCACCCCATGAGGTTCCTGAGCTTCAGCGGCGGCGGAGACCCCCTGTTCCCCATGCGCGAGCCGGAAGCGTCGAAACGTGTCGCCTTCTACCGGGAGGCGATACGCAGGGCCGGAGACTGTCTTACGGAAACCGAGATGCACACCAGCTACTTCCAATGCGGACGCAACGTGGCTCAAGTCATGCAGCAGGTCAGGTTCAGCCGCGTGGTGTATCACATGCGTCCCACGAGCTTGTCCGATGACGTGGCGTTGGCATTGCCCCGCAAATGGTTCGACGGTCAGAAGGTGCGTGTCGTGTACGTGGTCACTCCCGATTTCACGCCGGAGCGTATCGACCGGATAGCCGATCTCGTGGCCGGCAACAACGTGGTCAATGAACTGTCGTTCAGGCAGAAGGTCAACCCTGACAACACCATCGACCACACGTGCGAGAAGTATCTGAAGGCTGGCCATCAAAAACGCTGGTGGTACATCCAACAGGATGATTACAACATGTACGTCGTGAACGACCGGCTTTACACACGATTCAGCGATATCGGCAAGGAGGACCACAGGTGAGCAAGAAGATTCGCGTCGGCTGGGATGACCTGAAGCCCGGCGATTTGATTCACGTCAAAGGCAGCACGAACACATACAGGTTCAAGTCCCGCACTGATTGGCATTCTATGATTAAGGTCGAGGGAGACGGAGTTGGTGTTTCCGCCACATGGAAGCCGGGAGTCGAAAAGGAACCGGTTTCAGTGTTTCTCGTTGTCTATGAGGAGGATTTCGATTACGCGACACGTCCCGCTCCAAAGAAACCGCATATTGAAGAACCGGTTTCGCCAGGCGAATACTGGGCGCGTACCCAGACTGGCGAGGGAGAGACGTGGACGCAAATCATCAAAGCCTATGTCAACGACTACGTTCTGCCGTCCAGCGACGATAATTGCGTATATCAGGTCAGTAGGCATTCGGGCTTACGCGGGTTCCTGTGGATGAAATGGTGGGAATTGTTGGAGGCCAATAAGCAGACTCCGATTCTGGAACTGTTGTCTGCCGAGGAATACTACACGAGAAAAGCCAAGGGCCAGTCATGAGAAAGCTCATTATCTCATGAGAATGCTCATTATCATCGTGGAGGACGCATGAGCCAGCAGATTCATCCCAGTCAGCTCAGAATCGTGAACAACAGGTTGGCGGAACTAGGCAAGATAGTGGTCTACCAGCCTGACATGTTCCGCAGCCGTCCCGAGCTTCAACAGGATATGATCGCCTGCTGCAAGGCGTTTGCCAGCTACATGACCGTGCACATGCTGACCGCCTCGATACATTTGGCCACGATGACGCCCGCATTGGCGGAACAGCTGAACCATGCACGCAAAAAAGCAAAAGGTTTGGAGGAATACCAATGAGACACATATTCATCATCGACGGCGGCAATGCCGCCGAAGAGTTTCCCTTCGGGTCGATGTTGTACGGTTTTTCGTCCACGAATGGCGACCATGTGAACATTCGAGTGTGCAGACGCTGCAAGATGAACCCATGCCGCTGCACGATGGCCGGTGAGAAGCTGCTGCGCACGGTCAAACGTAAGCCAGTCCCCTATTGTTCGGAAACCATGCTGGAAAACCTAAGGAAACAAGATACCCACCAGCTTCACTGACGCATGGAATGGCGGCGCTATCCGCGCCTCGGTCAAGGCCGTGGCGGTTGGTTTGGCCTATGAGAATGCCGTCCTAGTGTGCTTCCACGAGAGGCAGCGGCGTCTTATAACACGCCTATCATAGCTTAAAACCCGTGAAAATCTATTTTTTATTGATCTTCACGGGTTTCAGTGAATGAAAAGCATGTTTTCGTATAATCGGGCCCACGTTTTCCACTTATCCGTCAAAGACCGGCACGTGAATCGTATTTGTATTCGTCATCTTCCATACCAATGAATATCGGCTCCACACCGAACATGGCCTTGAACAGTTCACGTGCGAACACATCCACTTCCTCTTTCGTAGGCTTGTGATCGTATTCCGGCCACGTGTTGAACCCATTCCAATTGCGGTTTATCGGCCATGCGCCTTGACGGGTTTCCAAACGCCATTTTCCGCTGGGCATGTGGACGATGGTGGTTTTGATGGACATGATAGTTCCTCCTGAAAGAATATTCGGGCATGACGAAACATCATGCCTCTTGTACTTGGTTCGCTAATTCCCAGAAGGCCACAAGAGAGTCCCGTGGCCTCCAGTGTATCAGTGTTTTTCGTATTCCTTGCATAGGTTGGCGGCGAACTTGGCGAGATTATCGGGGGGCAAGCACATAGTTCTCCCCGCTCTCCCCCGCCTCGTCATAGTATTTCCACACCTCATGCAAGGCGGCTCTCATACGTTCAGCGTCCATTGATTACCTCCTGATTCCAGTCCAACATGTCAGCGGCCAACCATTGCCCGCCGCCTGAAGCATTGGCGTACAGCCAAGCCCCGTAAGAGATTCGAGCCGCCTTATCGCGTTTAAGCCATGCCTTCAGCCATATGAGACGCAGCTCCCAGCGTGGTATACGCCGCCACAACTCGGTGTTGGTGGCGGGGTCGAAACGCTCATAACGGTAGATTGCGGTAATCAATTCGCCCACTTTCTCTTGACATGAGAGCCGTCCTCGTAATCGGCGCTGACCATATCGTTGTCCAGTTCGTCAATGTCCAACAGGTCTCCAACGCCGTTTTCGTCAACCCAGTCGCTCAACTGGTTGAACGTCAAGCCTTTCGGCGCGGTGACGTGACGCTTCTCGATCTGCGTCACGCGCTGGTAAATCGTGTAGACTTCGGTTTCTTCATCCATGATGGAAACTCCCTTGTTATTGTCCGGTAAAACGATTAACGGGACAATAGACAGCTCTAAAGTCCCGTCTAAATGCTGATTTATGTGAAAACCGCACCATAGAAAGCCCTATGATGCGGTTCTAAATGATGGTTTCTATAAGAATGGCCTCATAGAACAAGTCCATGAGGCCATGAAAACGATAACGGCTATACGCTCCGCCTGTATGGTGGAATGTCCAACGTGGCTTCCAATCCGTCGTTAACATGCTCCGCGTCCCTCAACGAGAGTCGTCCGAACCATTGCAGCAGTTCGCTCCTGTTGAAGTAGAAGCGTTGCGAACAGCGCACGAGCGACGGCTTCAACAGCCCCTCGGCCTTCCAGTCGAGCAGCGGCACGTCACCGGCCTCATCCCAATCAGTGTTGCCGGTTATCTTCGCCACGATACCCGACATCAGATCGCCGTCAACCTCGGTGATAACCACCGGACGCGGCTTCCCGATACCGGGATGGTCGGGAAACTCGACCCACATCAGCCACACGTCATACAGGCGCGGTTCACTTGGCGTACTGGTCATAGACATCATCCTCCGAATCATCCCAATCGGCGGGCAGTATCACATGGCCCTTCTCCGAACGCTCGAACATGTATGCATTGTGAACAGGCGGCACCGGGTAACCGTCCGGCGTGTGTCGCGTCGGCCTGAACGGCAACCCGTTGTCCACCAGAGACTGGCGTAGGAACATGTTGACGGCGGTGCTCAGGCTCATGCCCATGGAATCGTAGAGCGCGGCGGCACGCGCCTTGACATCATCATCGACATTGGCGACCAGCTTACCCATAACAACCTCCTTAACGGTTAACAGATGGTATCAATCATATACCATATTGGGTTAAAAGAATGGAATGCAGTCCAGCGGAAGTGAGGAAAACGCCAGGCGGCAAGAACTTAGAACAGCGGCAAAGCAAACCGCTTGTCGGGTAAATCGGTGGCGTTCAATGCCGCCAGAATCAGGTCAGACGTGTGGAGTGGAATGTTTGCGCGTACCGCCGCGATATTATCCGGCGTATACGCATAGCCAGAGGACTCCAGAACCTCACGAATCTTGCTAGTGGGTATCTTGACTTCCATCATTCCCACCCCAGCATGTCGTCGATGCACCAGCCGATAGCGCACTCATACCGGTCATACGTGGTGGAATACTTCTGTGAGAACGCCTCACGCGCCCTCTTGTCGAGCATGTCCAACGACAAACCGGTTTCGGCTATCTGCTGTTCCGCAGTATCGAAGTCCGGCGCGGTGTATGGCTTGTCCAGCTTCAGCATGGCACGACGGCGTAAATCATCGATAAAACCATGCTGGCAGTCGAAGATATCCGCCACGCTATCCGCGTTATCGGCGGCCATCTCGTAAGCCGCCTGCAACAACAGGCGTACGGCTTTCTCCCGAATCTCGCTCATGTCACGCCGCCTTAACCCACTTGTCGCGGACGGTAGCCACGTAATCGGCCACCGCCTTTTCCAACTGCCTGTCACTGCCACGCTCATAACGGGCACGGTAGGCGACAACGCACCTGCCATTGGCCGAAGCAACGTAGGCCACCTTGCGGCCCTTGCTGGTACGGAAGTGACGGATAGGGCCCAAACCTTGCAATTCGGGGCATTCCTTAGCCATCATCAGGTCAGGCATCGTACAATAGGAGACGGCGAAACTGTTCACCTTCGGCGGCACTTCGGGAATCTCCTGTGTATCCGGCGCGGGTTCATCATCCATGAACTCGTCTTCCAATATCGCGTCCTCGGGCATAGGCACCGGCCACTGAACATTGCTCGTGAAGCGTTCCTCCTCACACTTCCAGTTTGCATCGATCGATGGGTGCGCGACAATGCCGCCAACCGTTTTAGCGTCCATTCCGGTAGGTACCGGCACCGGCACTGTCTTCATACGCTCGGAATCGGGTATGAGCATCCAACCATGCTCAAGGTCAACGGAGCTTGACCTCATGCCATTCAAAAAGTCCTCATACTGGACTCCCTTGGCCTGAACATTCCACGCCGTGCCCTGCGAAGTCTGGGAAAGTGACCAGACTCGTCTAACCCGAGCGTTCACATACCGAACATCATATTTCGAGCCATCCTTGCGCAACCGCACCCACATGCCGCTCACGGCATTCACGTTACGCGACGGGTCATTGGTCAGCTTCTTCATTTTGGTTTACCTCACTTGTAAAGATTCGATTTTGATTGATTTTCTGGAATGAGTAGGCGGCTAGAAGACTCTCAGCATTCACCCTCTTCGGTGGCTTCGGTGTAGAAAACGTCGTCCATTTGGTCATTGTTGAAACGCTCATTGATGTAATCGGAAATTGCCTTACCGGTATCGCCTTCGTTAATTAGCTGACTAATGCGGGTATGGCTCACACCGTTACCGTCCAAAATGTAAGCGTCTTGCGCCCAACCATCTTCATGCTCGAAAGCCTTGTTATATTCGGTTTCCGTCACATATCCCCAGTCGCCAAGGCGATAGATGCCCTCATAGGGTTGGAAACCGTCATAGCGCGTCAATGGCGATAGTTTTTCGTCAACACGTTCCACCATGTCGGCAACATCTTTAACGGTAATGGACATTTTGAATCTCCCTTAAACAAGAGGGGCACGGCCACAACGCCATGCCCCACAACGATTTATTAACGATGGACTCGCACCATGTAGCCCCTACCCCACGGGACTAGCTCCACGGGATAACCTTTGGCCTCATAATGCGATTGAGTGGCAACAGCCACGGGAAACGACTTGCAACGGTAATGGTCAATCATGGTCGATCACTCACCCATATACGCAACTGGGTTAAGTTGCATGTCGATACGCCGCCATGCCCTGACCAATTCGGCGGTAGGCGCGTACCGTTCGACAGCCGACCGGCTACCGTCGTACCGTGCGGCCATATCATTATCAAAACCGATAACAGTATCGGCCATGATATGACGCGCCTCTTTCGCCGTAATGGCCTCACAATGCCAATTGCCATCAAACACGTCGTCGGCAACCCAAGCGTCACGCTCAGCCCTCGAATCAAACACGTAGAGGCCACCCGGCCATGACCCGTCATCCCATGTCGCGCCGATACCATAAGCCCAGCGGAAAGCGTAGAAGTAGCGTGCCATCATGCCACCGCCTTAAACTCATGCGATTGGATGAAATCGTTGCGGCTGCAGACGTTCTCAGGCGGGAAAAAATTACTCGGCCAGAACGTGAATGCACCGTCCTTGAAGTAGCCTCCTTCAATCCACTCGAAACGCTTACGCCGGACACGCCGAACGGTAAGCCAGACGGTATCGTATTTATCGAACGTCACCGTCTTGTCAGTGGCTTTGACGATAACGTAGATGTCGCCGGCCAACGATTGGGCCGACCAGCCAACGTGGAAGTCGCTTGGATTCAGTATTTCTTCAGGCATGGCACACCTCCATTAGTGTGATATAGGATCTATAGGTTTGATTGATTGAAATTGCCCGAATGGGCGGGAAGCGCGGATTAATGCGCCGCGCTATCGCAGTCAAACTGTCTTAACGAAAGATTCGGGCATGTCACGCCGGAACGTGTACCCGTCGAACATATTGCCGTGCATCTCCTCAACGGCGAAACCATTGCCGCGCATGAATTGTAGAAACTCACTCATGCCCATGCCGCCAAAGCACAGCTCATACCCGTAATCGAGTTTGTTGACCACGCGCGTGACCTGACCACTATAACCGGTGTTCACGTTCAGTTTCGGCCACATCATGAGTGTCTGCATAAGCGGGTTATCTTTCAACGCTAAATCAACTGCCGCACTCTCCTTGTCGTATCCACAGCCTGACACGGTACCGTTAGTGTAGTCGCCGCGAATACCGGCGAGGTTGGCCCAGACTTCGGCACGCGGGTTACTCCCCCACATGCGTGACCTATGCCAGTCAACGTTAATCCTAAAAACAAGTTCCACACACATTGTAAATCTCCCTTGAATTGATGAAGCGCGGAGACAGCCGCGCGACTGAATGAATCTAATTGAAAGACTTAGTAGCGTTCACCGATTAGCACGCCGTCACGGTAGATGTACAAGCCGGTACCCCTACCGTTGCCCATACGGGCAGAATCCCAATAGCAGAGTCCAGTTTGACCAGACCCGTCTTCGTTAGCGCAAGGCGGTATGTTGGCAGTATCACTACCGCAAGCGGCTAACGACATCAAGGCGATTAATACGGCAACAGCCGCGACACACTTATTACGCATGGTTTCCTCACTTCCGTGTGAGGCGTGCTAAGATGTAGCACGCCTCGATTGTGTTTTGATTACTTGCAAATGTTTGAAAACGATTAAGGCACGCGCTCTATGGTTGCAGCCATAGAGCGCATTCTTTTACTCGGGCCACCCGTCCGTAAGTTCGTAGGGATGGCACCCAAGAGCGCGGGACAGTCTCAGTGCATTGTCAAGAGTCATATTGCGAACGTCATACTCACCACGCTCGTAACGGCTTATGATTGTCTGCGCTATGCCTGTCTGCTTGGCTAACTGTGTTTGCGTCAGCCCTCGTTTTTTCCGCAGTTCCCTTAATCCCATAGGCTCACCCACTTTCAAACGGTTATGAGTGAGTCCGATTCTAGCACTATATTGTGCTATCTACGGCTAGGGAAACACTCTTGATTTTTCAAACTTGCTTTTGTCTTACTCGATTGAGCTTGATGATTAGTACTATATCGTACTATCTGTGGTTAAACAAATCGGCGTGTCGGAAAACCAGCACGCCGAACGGCTCACACTGACGCGAACTCACGCACCAGCGCATGCCGCATGATGTCATCAGCGGACACGCCACGACGTTTAGCGACGGCATCCAACATGGCCGACATGTCAGCGCTTAACGAAAACGTCCGACTGACAGCATCCGCCTGAGCGACAGGAACGACAGGCCCGGAATACACCGCACCCGGCCTTCCGCCGAACTCGCCGTTATCCGCATCGTCGGCCCACTTGTCCAACATGTCATCAGTGACCACACGGCCACCCTTCGCAACAAAAGACATGACACTTCCTCCTTTACAAAAGTTTCAGTTCCCGCAGCACCTTCGGCGTCGCACGCATGGCATGGAACACATGCCAACGATCCGACTCATCTAGTACCGCCACCATTTCCAGCAAACGCCCGTACTCGTCGTATCCAACCGCCACATAACGCAACGGGTCGGTATCCTCACGCGCCATAAACCGCACGACGTTCGACCATGCCACGCGCACCGAATCAGCGGACACGTCGGGATGTCGAGTCTGGATACGCGGGTCAACGACGATATCGCCAACCGGCACGGCTCACCACCTTTCGATATAACAGGTTCCAGCGTATCCCGTCCACCTTGGGACACGCTATGAGTGCCTAGACTATGGGATAAACCCAGTGAGCTAGGCCGACTGTGTACAAGGCCCACAGTCAGGCGAAGAATTGATTAGGGCACACACCTAGCTTTCGCTAGTGTTTTCTTTCGGCTCACTAGGAGCCTCAGCAAGCGCAAACATCTCGGATAAATCGTTAGCCATCTTGCGCCGCCCCAACGCACGTAACCATTTAACAGCCATCTCTAACGTCATGTTTTTTGTATCGAGATGCCCATTCTTGTACTTGGATACCGTGGTACGAGGTATGCCGATTTTATCGGCTAACTGTTGATTATCCAGATTCTTGCTGTCTTGCAATTCCCTGTAGTCCATGGCCCACCTCGCTATCTGTTTCAGTGGGCCTAATTATACCTTTGGCTTATTCGCAGACGGAGTTTCTGATGCCATCGCGCCGCGTTCTCTCAGCGGCCCCCGCACTACTCGCAAGACCTCTGCCTTGCTTCATTATCCCTCACCAGTCCTTGACTGGGTATCGGTAACACTATTCAATTCTCAAACTCTCATGTCACTCGGGATAGCTCTCACCTATCACCGGGACTTCGTGCGCCGCTGGGACTCGAACCCAGTACCCGCCTATCGGCGGCGCTGTCAGTAGTTGAGCTCGGCCCACACTCGGTCGAACTTGCGGTAGAGCTCGGCGGGGTATTCCTCGTTGTCGTCCATCTCGATACCGAGGGCTATGGCCGTGATGTCCAGCACGTTGTCATAGGTGCAGGGCTTGCATACCGTGGCCAGGTCTACCGCCGCTCTAAAGGCTTTGGCTTTAATCTCCGTGGTGTTCATCTCGGGGTTCCTTTCTTGGTGTTCCGTGGTTGATGGCTATCACTATACGCGGTCCAATACTGGAACGCAAGTCAATAGCGATTGAACCACCCGTAAACCATTGCAAACACTAGCTTCACTCGGCGTGTCGAAACTTACGATTCACGACGTAAAATCGCGGGTATATACCTTATATACCAAATAAAGGCTTAACGAGAATATTCTCAATAAGAAATATCAAAAACAAAACCTGAGCCAACCACACTCAACAACGCAAGCATGAGTCACGACACACCAAGTTTGACAAACCACGCCACACGACTATCATTCTCCGCCCACACACAAGCATGACATAGAGGCAAACCACCACGTGACGGACTCACACGGACGGATAGACAGGCAACGGCACAGACGGCCACGACCACGCCACACTACGACACGCCGACACATACACCCCACCCCCAAGGGAAGGGTACCCACGGGCAAGACGCGGGGCCGCTGCGACTCTAGCTCTTCCGCTGGATGCGATCTGGGGCTATTATGGAAAAACCGTTCGCTTCTGTGGTGAGTGCTGTTCTTTCACATTTTCTTCACTGCAACGCTTGCCGCAACGCTTGTTGTGAGTAAAATGTCGTGTAGACGGATTGTCGGGGAATGGAGCGAAGCTCAGGTTCCTGACAAGACGAGGCCCCGCAGTCGCGGGGTTTTCTCATATCTGCGTGAGATATCCCAATTGGTAGAGGACGCCGGCTCAAACCCGGTGTGTTGTGGGTTCGATTCCCTCTCTCACGACTAGGCCACGCCTTTTTTGAAAACCAAACCGTCAAAACAGTTTTACGAGGATTTGTAAGGTCGAGTTCTCTGGGATTCCGTTTTGTGTTGGTGTTGTTTTCTTGGACCGGGGGCGTGGCCGTGGATGATTGGCAGAGTAGACGAATGCGGCGGCTTGCTAGGCCGTAAACCGTAAAAGGTTCGCAAGTGCAAATCTTGCATCATCCGCAGGATGGTCAGTAAGGCCGGTCAAGGTCGTGACTGTCGGTTGGGGTTTGACCGCCCGTGAACCGGCGTCGTGCAGAATCTCCGCACGGCATTGTGCTGATTCCCCGCTTCGCGTGGGTTGATGTCGGCTGAGGAGTGCCCCTTCCTCACCGGGGTGGGCGGGAGTCTGGGATGGCTTCCACGGTGTCGAGCACGTGGAGTGCGCGCGGTCTGTAACACCGCCGCCTTTGGCGATGGGAGTTCGATTCTCTCCGGCACCACAATCGCAATGTAGTTCAAGAATCTGGCAGAGAACTGGGGCTGAGCACCTAGGCGGCTTTGGTTGCAGAGAATGTCGGGTAGCGCCCGGAGATCGTTGCATACTGATCGTGCAATGCGTTGCGAGATTTGGAGAGGCCAGCCGATTGGCGGCGGCAACTGTTCCGAAAACAGTCTGCCCTGACGGGCGTGTGGGTTCGACTCCCATTCTCTCCGCTGTCTGGTCAAGGTATGTCAGCCAGCCTAAACAATTGACTACCCCAAATGCCCGTGGCCGAGTGGTTCAGGCACCGGTCTCCAAAACCGGTTACGGAAGTTCGATTCTTCCCGGGTATGCGATGCCTTGAGAAGAGGCAGCTCTTGGCGGTGACAGCTTCTCGGTCATTGCCAGTCGCCGGCGGCGGCTTCACGCCATGCCGTACGGCAATAACTGAATAGCGCTCCCTCTAGTGGGAGGCGTGGCATTCTAGCTCATTGGAAGAGCGGCGCTCTCGTAAAGCGCAGGTTCGAGTTCGATTCTCGGGATTGCCTCTAGGAACCGGTGGCCCGTGGGCCAACTCCCTTGTATTTGGATTAACCCCGTTGGAATGCTCGCTCGCCACGCTCCCACCGGTTCCGTCCCCTTATATATAAGGAGTCATCATGGCTTGGTCATCTTCCAACCGTAATGCACGGTTCAATCCCGGATGGGAGCGGACCCGCAAGCAGATATTGGAGCGGGACCACTATCGATGCCAGTGGATTGTGACCGACTGGCATACGGGGGCAAAGCATATTTGCGGCTATCCTGCCAATGAGGTCGATCATAAGGTTCGCGCGAAGAACGGTGAGCCTGATGATGATTCCCCGTCGAATCTGTGGGCCTTGTGCCCGTACCATCATTCGCAGAAAACCGCGCAGGAGTCCGCTGAGCAGCGGCGCATGAATCGTGAACGCCGGAAGGAAGAGCAATGGTATTCGCATCCGGCGTTTCAGTGAGCGGCTATGTATGCATGGTGGCCGGCTGCGGGAATACGGTGTATGCGCGCGGCTTGTGCCGTCATCATTATGACCGTGACCGGTATGCGGGGAGTCCGATTATCCCGTTTCGTACCCGTTTGTGTCCTATAGGCCATTATTTTCAACCGTCTCGTGTTGACCAGATTTTCTGTTCCGGCAGGCATCGCAGCAAGTACAAGCGGCTGTCGGATAAAGACCCTGTGAAGTATCCCCCCAATCCGGAAACCCCCTTGTTCGTCAAGCAGGTCGAGGCCGAGGATATCGAGCCGGATATTCGGGTGGAGTCGTTCACCGACGCGGATGTCATCGCGGAATGCGATGGCGTGTGCGCTGTGTGCGGCAAGAGGGTCGATGTTGATTCTTTCGGGCCTGATGGTCCGGCGTTTAAGTGGAAGGTTCCTTTGGAGAAGTCGCGTCAGGCGACTTTGGCGAACCGACTTCTAGTCCATAACCGTTGCCTGTAGGCGGAATGCCTTGGCTTCGGCGTGCCCGGAACGGGCGGAATGGGGTTGAAGCATGGCTGGCAATGGTCATTCCGGTCGTAGCAAGGCCGGTAGGAATATGGTTTTGAAGAGTCCTGATACCGTGATGGGTCTGGACTTGCCCGCGACTCGTCCTGATGGGCGTGAGTGGCTTGACTTGACGAAACGCTGGTACAAGTCGATGCAGACGGGGCCTATGGCTCCGCGCATGGGCATGGAGGCCGACTGGTTTTCGCTGATGGATTTGGCGAAGCTGAAGGATGATTACTGGCGTATGTCGAAGCCTTCTGCGGTGATGGCCGCTGAGATTCGTCAGCGTGAGGACTCGTTTCTTATCACGCCCGCCGCCCGCATCAAGGCGAAGATCGAGGCCATTGAGGCTGATGATATGAGTACCGGAACCGGTCGCCCGGAAACCCGTGGCGAGGCGGTGAAGGAGGATGTTGACCGTCGCCGCCGTCAGTTGAGGGTGGTGAACGGTGGCGCATGACATTATTCCCCAGCTGACGCAGTGGGAGTACGATCATTCCCTCGGTCATCTGGCGGTGTGGTGGATTGAGACGTTCACGCTTATCGGTCGTGGCGACGGCATCGGATTGCCTATGCATTTCGATTTGGACGAGTACCAGTTCATGGTCGGCGCCTATGCGTTGAAGAGGAATGGCAAACGCAAGTTCAATCGTCTGTTCCTTTCCCGAGCCAAGGGTCGCGACAAGTCGGGCAAGGCCGCTGGTGTTGGCATGTTCGAGGGTTTCGGTCCTTGTCGTTTCGACCATTGGGCGCGTGAGGGCGAGACCTACACGTTCATGGGTGAGACATACGAGTATCGCGAGGGTGAGCCTGTGGGCAAGCCTGTCACCCAACCCGAGGTCGTGTGCTTGGCCAATTCCGAACAGCAGGCCGGCAACGTGTTCGAGTCCATCTACTACAACTGCGATTCCGGCCCCTTGTCCGATTGGAAGGGCATGGGCATGGATGTGGGCACGACCCGTATCATGCTTCCCGAGGGCGGAATCATCATGCCCATCACTTCTGGCGCTTCCAGTCAGGATGGAAAGCTGACCACCTGTGGTCTTGCCGACGAGACGCATCTTATGGTGCAGCCGAAGCTGTGGAACGTGTACAAGACCGTGGCCCGTAACCTCGGCAAGCGTGCCGGTACCGCTGGCACGTTCATGATGGAGACCTCCACGATGTACCGTCCCGGTGAGGGCAGTATCGCTGAAGCGTCGTACAAGTATGCGTGGGATGTGGCCGCAGGACGAATCAAGCATCGTGCCGGCATCTACTTCGACCATGTGTACGCGACGTTGGACGTGGAGGACTTCTCGGACGAGAAGAAGATGACCAAGGCTCTTGAGATTGCCTACGGTCAATCCTTGAAAAGCCCTGATGGGAAGGACCATATCATTCTCAAGGACGGTACCGACGTGCCGATTGAGAACAAGACCGGTCTGAGCGCCGATGGCCGTTATTCGCTGACCGATGGCGAGCTTGGCCCGTCCAAGGACGGGTGGTTGACGTTGGATGGTCAGCTTGACCAGATCTATCAGCCGGACACCGATCCCGCAGATTCGATTCGCTACTTCCTGAACAATCTTTCCAGCGTGCAGAACGCTTGGCTCAGGGAGTCCGACATTCAATCCCATGTCCTGTACAAGGACGAGATGGCCGGTTATCTGGGTTCCCGCAAGCTCGAAACCGCTTGGCAGAAATTCGTCACCAAGAAGGAGCCGATAACGCTCGGCTTCGACGGTTCCGTGTCGAAGGACTCCACAGCCCTCGTTGGTTGCAGGGTGTCCGATGGCATGCTGTTCCTTATCAAGCTGGAGCAATGCCCGGACGGGCCGGAGAAGGCCACGTGGAGGGTTGACCGTGACGCTTTCGACCAAGCCGCCAGAGACATGCTCGACAAGTACAACGTGGTCGGCTTCTTTGCCGACGCGGCCTTCTTCGAGTCGATGATAGGCGCTTGGGAGAAGGACTACGGGAAGAAACTGAAGGTCGGCCCCCGCAAGAACGGCGATCTCGTCAAGTTCTATACGAACAACTGGAAGAACGAGATGTATCAGGCCACGGAGAACGCGGCCACAGGTTTCCGCTACCCGTATGAGGAGCCGGAAGGCAGAAAGCCAGCGTTGAACAGCATCGCGTTGCTTGCCGACCCGAGGCTCGTCAACCATTTCCGGCATCCGCGCCGGGTGGACAAATCGTATGGCTACAAGATTCTCAAGGAATCACCGGCCAGCCCGAACAAGATCGATGCCTGCGTCGCGGGCATTCTCGCATACCGCGCACGCGCCCGCTATCTGGAGATAGCCGAGGAGAAGAGGCGTCGCGCGCCCATTCGCATCTATTAGGAGGTTAGCCCATGCCCGACGTGCAGCTTGCCATCAGGAACGCGACCGTCGAGGATACGGATGCCTGGAACCTCACCCAGCTTGCTACGGCTTGGGGGCGCAGGCTTCCCATGCTCGCCGTTCTGAAACAGTACAAGGACGGCAAGGAGCTTGTGGACTCCACGAGCGTGCCCGGCAGCACAAGCCCGAACGCGGCTCCCGTGTACCGCACCATGCGCGAGATAGGCACGTTGAATCTGGCTCGCCGTATCAGCGAAAGCGTGACCGACCGTCAGCGTCCGAACGGTTTCCGCAAGATATCCGACGATAAGGTGAAGGACACCGCCGCCGACGCCATGTACCGGGATTGCATGATGGACACGCTGCTGCGCTGCCACCTGTTCCCCGACACTGCGGATTACGGCGCCTCCTACGGCTTTGTGAACAAGGGGCGCGGGAAGAAGCTGGTGCAGGCGTGGAGCCCTTGGTGCTGCTACATGTCGGATGATGAAGATTCGGCCATCCATTACAGCTATGACGCCCGTGATGGGGTCGAGAACATTCGCTTGTTCAGCATGGAACGCGACGAAGCCGGCAATATCAAACGTGTGTATTCCAAGCTCGCCACGCGCGAGAGCGAACGCACGGTGACTGACCCCGACGATGACGAGGCCGTGGCACAGCTCGCCATAGAAGGCAAGGCATGGGAGCCGGGCAACACTTGGGAGTGGGCACAGGGCGATGAGACCTACGATTACGCTCTAGCCTGCGAAAGCCTTCCGGTGGTCAAACTGCCAACGCCGGACGGCATGGGCATGTTCGAGCCTTTTCTTGATACTCTGCGCCGTATCGACCGTCAGATTTTCGACCGCCTGTGCATAACCATGATGCAGGCGTTCCGCCAACGCGCCATCAAAGGCGACATCAACCTTGAATACGGCCCTGAGGATATCGAGGTCATTCAGGGCTTGAAGGATGAGGGTGACCCAATCGACCTTTCTGAAAGGTTCGCCATGGGTCCCGCAGCACTATGGAACCTGCCGGACGGCGTGGATATATGGGAGTCTCAGACCACCGATCTGAATGGCTTGCAGAACGTCATCAACGCCGACATCAAGCATCTTGCGGCCACTGCCGGCATCCCGTTGGATATTCTCAGCCCTGACGTGCAGGGTTCCGCCAACGGTGCCGAGTTGAAGCGCGAGACGCTGCGGTTCAAGGTCGAGAACCTGAACGCCCTCGCGTCCGAGGCCATCGGACGCATGATTCGCATGGCGTTGACGTTGAACGGCGAGGGCAGCGCCGCCGAGGACGATTTCGAGCTGATGTGGAAGCCCATGGTGTCCACGAGCAGTCTGGAACTCGCCCAATCCGGCCAGCTGAAATACCAGTCCGGTCTGATGGCCCGCCGCACGGTTCTCACCCATGACTTCGGTTTCACAGCTCAGGATATAGCCGAGGATGACATGAATCGCATGTCCGACCAGTTGACATTCTCCGACCAATCGGCCGGTCAGCCCGTATTGCAGGGCGCCGTGCAGCCGGCGACCGGATGGGATGAAACCACCCAGTCCGCCGTTAACGGTTTGAACGGCGACGAGAACGGCGACGGCGTTTCCGATAGCGTCACCAGTCTCGACGGCGTGGAGACGTTCTGATGGCCGACATCACCCAGATTCTCAACCAGCGCATGAGCCGGTACGAGCGCGAACGCGCCCGACTGGTCGAGGAATACGTGACCGCCGCATGGAAGATGTGGCAGAGCCTGTCCCCCGCCGACTGGTGGAACGATGCCATCACGCAGGGCGCGTCGGCTAACCTGACCTCACGGTATATGGCGTTCGTGGAGCGTATGCGCCGACTTGGCATAGCCTATGCCGACATCGCGCTCGGACTTGTCGGCGCCACCGCGCAGGGTCAGCTCCCGGAGTTCGAGGTGGTCAGGGACAACACGGACCCGTGGAAGATGATGCTCCGCCCCGTGGAATCCTACAGGGACGCTTCCAGTAAGGAGCCTCACTTGCGCCCGTCCGCGTGGGAGAACCTTGAGGCCGACGCGCAGCGTTCCGTTGACAGGTGGCTGGAAGAGGCGAACGAGCGTCTTATCGACATCATCGACACTGATTCCATGATCGCCGGAACCCATGCCACGTTGGAACGATACCGTAAGTCCGGCGTCACGAGATACCGGCGCATCATCCACCCGGAACTGTCCAAGACGGGCACGTGCGGCTTGTGCGTGGTCGCAGCCGACAGGGTGTATTCGATAGCCGCGCTCATGCCTTTGCACGGCAACTGCCATTGCACCGTGCTCCCCATCGTCGGAGACAACGACCCCGGTCTGAGACTCAACGACGATGACCTGAAACGCATCTACAAGGAGGCGGGCGGCACCGCATCCGCGAAACTCCGGCAGACCCGCGTGCTTACCCTCACCAACAGCGAGATAGGCCCCGTATTGAGCGCCAAGGATGTCAAGCCCCGCAAGGACGTGGACTGGCATCAGCCCGACGCGGATATGACACGGGAGCAGATTCAACGAATGTTGGAGAGAGCCAACGTGTTCACCGCATACTACCGGAAGGTCGAATCGACCGGAGAGGCCGAACACTTCCGCTACGAGGAGCACACCTACCATTTCGAACCTTCGCCGCACCTGAAACAGGCGCTGGCGTCAAACCTTGCGTTCGCGCAACAACTCAGGGCGAGGCTTCGCCTTGCCGCGTAACAGCAACCAAGTTGAAAGGAACCATCCCTGATGGCTGACAACGAAAACACCCCCATCGTCGGAACGACCGTGGACGGTGAGCCCGGAACGGGCGAACAGAACGACACCACGCCTAAGGCCGACAGCAACGACCTTGCCGACAAGGTGTCCATGTGGCAGGCCATGAGCCGCGAGAACGAGAAGAAGAGCCACGCGAACCTGAAGCGCGCCACCGATGCGGAAAGCAAGCTGGCCGACGTGGAGCACCAGTACGCGCAGGCTCAGACCCAGATCGCCAAGCTCAAGGCGCAGGCCGCATACCCGCAGCTCACCGATGAGGTGTTCGCCGCCCTTGCACCCAAGGACGCGGACGCCGAGGCCATCGAGGAGTGGGCGAAGAACGCATCCCAGTTCATTCTTCCCGCGCAGACCGAAACGGTTGCCGACGAGGGGAAGAAAGAAGAACAGCAGCAGCCCCTGCCCGCCTCCGTATTGGAGGGATACAGCCATACGGCGCCTCATCCTCAAGGTTCGACGGCCAGTGGCGGATTGACTGCCGCATACGATTACGGGCGCAAGTTCGCGTCCATCAACAACGACAAAAAGTAAGGAGAACCCCAATGGCTAAACCCGTGGAAATGGTTCACACCACCGGCTATACGGTGCCGCAGGACGACCAGTCCTGGCTTATCAACCGCATCACCGATGGCATTCGTGAGGCGCAGCTTGACCTGAGCCTGTTCACCGGCGACAAGGAGAAGGAACAGAAGTACTTCGCCTCCATCGACCCGGATGATTTCAACGCCTGGCTGAAGTCCGGCATTCCGGTCGCCAAGGTCACCAGCACCGGCCTGTTCGGCCCGTATGACCCGACAGCCGTCGATGGCCGCCAGCTCAAGGTCGCCGGTTTCCTTGAAAGCCAGCTGCACGTGGTGTTCACGCGCTCCGGCTTCGAGGACCAGTATCCGACCGCTGGCGTGCGCTACATGGCCGTCATCGACCGCAACAACCTGCCGGTCACACTGGCGGAAAGCACCGTTTTCGAGGGCCTTATTCTCGACTACGACAAGGACGCTGGCGGCGATGTGACGGTGCTGTCCCCGTCCGCTGCCGGCACCGCTCCGGCCTACAAACTGCCCAACGCCACTGCAAGCGCACTGGGTGGCGTCAAGCAGGCCGCGAACGTCGCCAACCTCGCAACCAGTGCCGACGCCGCCGCCATCGTCACTGCGGTCAACACCCTGTTCGCCAATCTGCGCACTGCCGGCGTCATGGCCGCTAAGTGACCTTAATCATTCGTTTCTGAAACCCGCCCCATGTGGCGGGTTTTTATACCCGAAAGGAACATCATGGCCCTTATCAACAAGGACATCATCACGCCCGCCGAGGCGTCGGCCATCGTGCTCGGCGCATATCAGTCCACGCGCGAGATTCTGCCGTTCGGCAAGATTCTGCCGGATGTGATGAACCCGACCGGCCTGAACGTGAGCTGGGTTCCAAACCAGCCGCGCTTCGAGGTCGAGGAAATGAAGTATTCGACATGGGATAGCGAAGCCCCGTATGACAAGACCACCGGTGGCGGCAAGAAATCCTATACGGAGATGCTGCCGCTGCGCAAGCGCCACCGCATCAGCGAGCACGACATCGCAGCCGGACGTGTCGCCGCCACCGCCACCGAGGCTTCCGACGAGCTGCGTGAGGCACTTGCCCGCCTCGGCACCGAAATGGCCTACCGTACGGAGAAGGCCAACGTCGCCGTCGCCGTGGACGCCAAGCTCGGCATCGGCGAGTCGAACCTGACCGCCAACTGGGATTACGCGCGAGACGCCTCGCTCGCCGTCAAACTCAAGGACAACAACCTGTGGTCCAACGCTGCAAGCGACCCGATCAAGGACCTGCGCAAATGGAGCGACCTCGTGTACAAGGCCGAGGGCACCCGCCCGCGCGTCATGGTCACGACCCGCAAGGTCATGAACACGCTCATGGAGAACGCCGCCGTGATGAAGTACTTCTACGCGGGTCAGGCCCAGTCGGACATGCTGCCCGCCTTCATCGGCGAAGCCCAGGTGCGTGGCGTTCTTTCCTCCTATGCGAATATCAGCGACGTTCTGCTCGTTGATGAGACGTATGAGGAGTTCGCCCGCCAGCAGAAGATCATTCTGCCGGGCGGCGTGGCCTCCTTCTTCCCGGAGAACACCGTTCTGCTGCTGCCCGGCCTGAACGACACCGGCCTCGGCTACACGGCTCTCGGCCCGACCGCCGAAGCCAAGCAGTCCACCGTGTACGGCATCAGCCGCCAGTACGACGCCGGCCCGATTGGAGCCATTCTCGACATCCCGTCCGCCACGCCGGGCTACGAGGCTTACGTGAACGGCACGATGCTGCCGGTTCTCGTCCAGTCCAACAGCACGTTCAAGGCTACCGTCCTCAACGGCTGAGCTTAAGGAGCCAGCATGTCCACGACGCTTATCGACAACATCGACTGGTTGAAGTACATGCGGCTCAACGCGACCGGGGAGCCGGAACTGTTCGACAAGGACACCGGTTTCCCCGATTCGTGGGTGAAGCAGCAGTGCCGTAAGGCCGCATTGCTGTGCATGGCCGAATGCCCGAACGTGTACGCGCGGCTGCGCAGGCGGCGTCTGAGCGAATCGGACTTCGCCGGCGTGGTATGCGATATGGTTCTCCGTCTCGCCCGCCAATACAAGTACAATGCCGAATCGAATGGCAACTACTCGTACACGCGGCGCGATGACCAGCCGGTGACTCCGGGCTACAATCCCAGTCCCCGATTGTTCGTCGCAAAGGACGAAAAGGCCATACTCACCGGCTACACCAGTTCGCAGGGCGGCGGGCACATCAGCCTCGGCTTCGACCCCGGCTTCGGGGGCTGACCATGAGCCACCTGTATGACGGGGAGCAGCCCGAGGAGCCCCACCTGTTCGATGATGTGGAGACAGAACCCCGCATCACGGATGATCTTCTGCACCGCGACATGATCGTGGTGCAGCCGATGAAACCGTATGAGACACCCTACGGTGCCGGCACGGTGCCGGATGGGGACGCCTCCTACTGTTACTGCTCGTTCGAGCCTCGAATCAATAAGAACAGCACGTTTTCGAAGAACTGGGCGCAGGATACCACGCCGCAATCAACAGGTGGCCTGCGTGAGGATGCTCTGGCGATCGTTCTCGCGCCGGAATGGCATGGGGACATCAACACGCAGTTCTGGTTCGATAACGCCTGTTACGAGGTTGACGGCCCGCCTATGGAGATGCGTCACGCCTCGGATGCCGCCCACCATTGGAACATCACCGCGAGATGCATCGGCCATGCGACCGAGGACAACGGGTTGAAACCGCCTGTCCCGCCCGAGGGGAGCCGCACATGGGGTACGTGAAACTGAAGCCCGCGAGGGTGTTGAACCGTGACATGGCGATACTGTTCGGAGCCGAAGCGACCCGTCCCGTGGCGGAGAAGGTCGAGGCGAAGGCGAAGGCGCTGGCCGACATGAAGGCGAAGCATTCGTCCGTCGCCGACCGCATCGACATCAGCACTCACGCGCATGGCACGCACACCGCCGTCATCATGAGCGTGACAGGCCGTGACGGTTCGGAAATCGCCTCGCATCTTGAGTTCGGCTACTTCAACCGGTGGCTGGAACACAAGTACGGCATCAAAAGCCCGAGTGCTTGGATGCCGGGATTGTTCATCATGTCGAAAGCGAAATATGTCTGACCCCACGATATTTGACCTTTCCGTAAGGGAACAGTTGGATGCGGTCGCCATGACACGCGCCTACCTGGACGCCGTCGAATGGAAGGACCGTGATTTCAGGCCGGTCATCCAACCGGAGGTCACGCCCGCCACGGATTCGCTCCTATTGTCCCATGACGTGATTCTCTACCATTGCGGTGCTCCTGAGCAGCCCGACTGGAATCTGAAGGCTTGGATATGGCAGTACACGCTGTCTTTGACGGTGCTGGGCCGTGACCCGGAACGGGTGGCCCGCATCTGCGGATGGCTGCACCGTTGCATATCCGCATGGCCCTACCGGCCCGGCACCGACTATGGGAAGATCGGGCGGATAGTGGACAATCCCGGTTTCGAGTCCCGGTCTTCCGGCGACATGACCAGTTCCAAAAGCATCGTCGCGTGGACTTCCACGAAACGCATACAGGCCGCGTCCCCACGCGGCTGACCTTATCTGAAAAACCATCAATCACACAATCAGACCCCGCACGCCTACACGGCTGCGGGGTTTTCCATATTTGAAAGGAAAACGATATGGCTGACGAAATCGGCATCCACGACGACGGCGTGTTGACCGCCGTCCGAGGAACGATCTTCATGGCGAAGGCCGAGACCATCATTACCTCCGCACTGCTCAAGCAGTTCACCGTCGAGGCGGCGACCGTGGGCGTGGGCGACGGCATGTGGACGAACCTCGGCCACATGTCGAACGACAACCTGCCCGAGTTCGCGTTGGACGGCGGCGACGCCACCACGTTGAGCACTTGGCTCAAGGCGGCGTTCCGCACCCAGTACGCCCAGACCACCGGCACTGTGACGTTCAATTCGGTGCAGGGCGACAAGGGCACGTTCAAGACCTTCTACAACGCGGTCGATATGACCGGCGCCGGCGTGGCCTTCTCCTTGGAGAAGACCCCCATCAACAAGTCCCTGTTCATCCTGTGGTCCGACACGAACACGACCGGCCGTGCCGGCCTGCTGCTGCCGAACTCGGACATCGCGTTCTCCAGTCTGCCTGCTCTTTCCACGGATTCGTTCGTGGAGTTCTCCGCTCAGGCGAACATCAAGACATCCAGCGCGCTTCCGCATGACAAGAACGGCAAGTTCACGTCCGTCGCCTACTTCGCGCCGTCCGACTTCACGGTCTGACCCGTCTCTTCCTTGCCGCGTCTCCTATCCGCGCGGCAAGGAACCCCCTCTTTCCACGGATAGGGCTTTTCAGAATCATTCTTTTCCACGGATAGGAGCCGATGATGGCAGAGAACACTAAGAACACGACCGACAACGCGAAGATGCCGGAGACATGGGACGAGCTCAAGGAGCAGCCGCTGTTCGCGGGACTGCCCGACATGGCGAAGCCGCAGGAGCTGAACGTGGCCCAGTCCGCCGAGTTCTCGGTGACATGGCAGCGCATCTCCGAACGCAACGGGAAACTGGGCGACATGGGCTTATTCGGCGACGATGAGGCCGACAAGCCGAAGAAGAAGCCGAAGTACGACGAGTCCGAAGCCGTCATCCTCATGGCCGAGATCGTGCAGTACGCGGACATGTTCTACCGCGAAATCGCGGCCGACGAGAAGCAGTGGGACGAGTTCACCCGTGGCCGCACCTTGGAGAACCTGTACGTGCTGCTGGTGTCCCTGACCACGTTCTATTCGGTGGCACTGGGAAAATCAAGCGCCTCCAAGACGCGCTTGGAGAATGCAGAGTAGCGGTCTCGGCCGACTTCCAACGCTTCTACAACATCAACCTCCCCGCCAGTATGGGCCGCATGGAGCCGTCATGGCTGTGCGACCTGCTGGACGGTTTGGAGGGCGTTGACGGGAGCCTGTACCGCGCGTGGATGGCCGAACACCATCCGCTCCCACGGGAAGACGCGAAAAGCATGCCGCGTCTTTCCTACCTCACCTACGGGCAGTCGCAGATGCTGATGCTCAGCATGACGAACCAGCTTGAGATGATTCGCGTGATGATCGCCCGCATGATGGGCGACAAGAAGTCGAAGCCGCAGCCCGTCTATCCGCCCGGCACCGTGGTCAAGCCCGATTCGGTCGGGCCGAAATCGTTCTCCACGGCGGGCAAGTCGTTCGCCCAGATCACGGGCATGTTGGGTGCCGTGTTCGGCGGCAACAGTTTCTAGCAGAAAACCCCTCGCATTCCACGAGGGGTTTTCGTTTATCCTCCCGGAGGTTTTCTCATGGCCTTGTATTCCGCTGGCGCGGTCGGCGTCGATATTCGCCCGGACACCGATAATTTCTGGAAGATTCTCAACGCGGAACTGCATTCTCGTCACCCTGAGGTCACCGTTGATGTGAACACGAAGGGCGTCGCACGCGCCAAGGAGCAGATGCGCGACCTTGACGGCAAGACCCTCACCAACGTGGTGAAGATCGACGGCGACCCGTCCGGCTTGCGTGCCATCGACAAGGCCATGCAGGCCCAGCGGAAGCAGTGGGAGAAGAAGCCGGTCACCAGCAGGTTCGACTTGGACGATACGTCGTTCAATGAGAAGATTCACCGGCTTTCCAACCAGATCAAGCGGACCGCCGGCCAGACGGAGGCGTTCGTCAAGAAGTCGCAGAAATCCGTGGCCGACAGTCTTCAGGACAGTCTCTCCCGCATGCGTTCGGCACGCGCCCTCTACGACAAGGAGGCCACGGCCGCATCCCGCAGGCAGACCATGCTCATCAAGGACGAGCACGCCGCCTACGACATGTACGCGGAGGCCATCGAGAACGGGCGCAAACGTCAGGAGCAGTTGACCCGCAGCCAAGCCGATGTCAGTAAGACCCTTGACTGGTCCATCAAGAAGATGAAGGAGCTGCGCGAGGCCGGGAACATCGACACCGCGAACTGGTACAAGAACAGTCGCATCCCCGAGCTGCGCGAACAGCTCAAGGGCCTGAAAGCCGACCTGAAGGCGGTAGACAAGGAGATAGCGGAGAACAAGAAGGCGCAGAACAAGCTCTTCTCCGCCGATTTCGACAACAAGGTAGCGGCACAGCAGCGTCTTATCGACTCCAACACCAAGAAGTGGGAGAAGGCGACCGACGCCATCTCCAAGTATTCGGACGCCGAGCTCATGCGCAAGGCGCGGCTCAAAGACTTCAACCGTGAGAACGACCGGCTGTTCTCCGGCCTGAACAAGATTCTCGACCTTGAGGAGAAGTCCGAGAAGCTGAACCGCAGGCAGCTCCAGCAGCTGTCGAAGCTCACGGCCGGCCAGAAGGCGTTGGCCGAGGCGTTCGAAGACACGGGAACCAGCGTCAAACGCCTCAACGCGGTACAGAACGATTCGCGCCGCACGATGGACAAGCAGCGCAAGACCGCCCGCGAACTGACCAGCCTGTTCGACGAGCAGGAGACCCAGATCAACGCGCTTTCCGCCGCGTTCCAGAAGTTCAAGCCCATGGGCATCGACAAGAACCTCGGCAAGGAACTCAACAATACCTTCGACCAGCTGAAGAAGCTGCGCGACTTCGCATCCCGCAAGCCGATCACCGCCAAAGCCACATTGGATAAGACCCAATGGGACAAAAAATACGCGGAACTGATGTATGACGCGGAGAAGCTGCGCGCCAAACTCGACCGGGAGCATGAGGTCAACGTCCGCGTCAAGGTGTGGGAGGACAACGCCGACAAGCTCGAAGCCCGGTTGGAGAAGCTGCGTCATACGCGCCTCGACATTCCCGTGGACTGGCAGGTCGATCAGGAACGAATCATCGCGTCGATGCGTGAGACCGCCGCCAAGATCAAAGCCAATCCCGAACGTCGTTGGGAGCTTGAAGCCGACCTCGACCTGCAAATGCATCGCGCCGAGGAGAAGCTGAAGAAATTCGAGGACAAGAACGACGAGCTGAAGATGGATTTGGACTTGGAGACCGCGTTGGCCCGAGCCCATCTCGCCTACTTCACCCGCCCCCGCACCATCGACATCTTCGCTAATTTCAAGGGCACTGACCTTGGCAAGATTTTCTCCGGCATGACCAGTGGTGCGACCGGTTTGAAGGGCGTGCAGAACCAGTTCGACAGTCTTGTGAACCTGTTCGACAAGCTCGACAAGGTGGTTCCCAAGTGGTCGATTCTCGGTGCCGGCGTCACCGCGTTGGGTGCCGGACTCCTGAACCTGGGACGCACTGCGGGCGGTGTCGGCGTCAGCCTCGTGTCCATGAGCAAGGCCGCGTTGGCCGCTCCCGCCGCGTTGGCTGGTCTGGCGTCCGCAGGCTACGTGGGCTACCGGGTGTTCGGTGATTTGAAGGAAAAGTTCGATGTTACCAAGACCTCGCTGGCGAACCTGAACAAGGAGTTGGGCGACAACGCTTGGAACGAGTACGGGGATAACCTGTACCGTCTCGCCAACGACGTGGCCCCCTCACTGTCCAAGGGTTTGAACGGTATCGCCGTCGAGGAAGGCAAGGTGCTCAACGGGCTTATCGACGTGGTGCGCCAGTCGAACGAAGCCGACCAACTACCGCGTATCTTCGAGAACACTCGTCTCGCGGTGTCCGAACTGAACCCGGGCTTGCAGTCACTGGCCCGCGCGTTCCTCGGCTTGGGCGACCAGTCCAGCCAGTATCTGCCCCGCATGGCCTCCTACATTTCCGACGTGGCCGAGAAGTGGGCGAACTGGGTGGATACCGCCGAACGTACCGGTCAAGTCTCTAAGGCGATGGAAAAGGCCATCGAACAGGGCGGCTATCTGAAATCGTCCGTGTTCGACCTGATAGGCGTGTTTGAGGGCACGTTGGGTACTCTGGCGAAGACCGAGAACGGTATCCAAGGTTTTTCCGAGGCTTTGGAGAAAGCCAACAAGGCCGTTCACACCATCAAGTTCCAAGAGACTTTGGAGGCTTGGAGCGCTGGTGCGCAGGACGCGCAGGACAAGATGCGCAACGCTTTCAAGGATATTGGCGACGCCGCGTACTCGTTGAAGGACACCACTCGCGCGGTGTTCGGTGACGCGGGCCAGATCGTAGGCGAGGGCATCACTGGGTTGAGTCGCGTGTTGCAGCAGTCCGGTGGTGGAATCCGCGATTTCAGTTCCGGTGTCCGCGACGGGTTCAGCCAGGTGTTTGACGCGGTGGGTGACGCGGGCCCCATGTTCTCCGATTTGGCGAGCATGGTGGGCCAGTTGTCGCGCACGTTCGGCGGCACGTTCGCGTCCGCTTTGCGTACCGTGAGCCCGCTTATCAGCACCATCGCCAAGGGTGCCACCGGCGTGGCCCAAGCGTTCGACTCGTTGCCGGGGCCGGTGAAAAGCATCATCACATTGTGGGCCACGTTCGGTCGTGCGGGCAAGACGGCGTTCGAGTCGTTGAAGACCGGCATGTTGCAGAACATCCAGTCCACGATGCGATACCAGAAGATGCTCAGCGAACTGGGTTTGAGCGCCGAACAGGCGTCCGTGAAAATGGGCACCCTGATTAAGGCGATGAACCAGTTGCGTTCCGGCAATTATGCGGGTATTCTGTCCGGTGCCATCAGCGAGGTCAATTCCCTCGGCATGGCGGCGGAAGCTAACTCGAAGAAGCTGCTCCTTCCGGGGAACGCTGCCAAGGAGACTTCCAAGGACATGGGCGGCTTGGTCGGTGCGAACGGTCAGGCCATCGCCTCCATCCGTTCGGCCGGGGAGCAGGCCGAACAGCAGTCCGGCAGGTTCGGTTCGTTGAAGACCGGCGTGAAGAACCTGTGGGATGCGTTCGGCGGCTGGACGACGGTTGCCGGTCTGGGAATCAGCGCGGGCATCGCCGTCATCGGCAATGCGATATCCGACTACACGACGAAGGCGGAAGCATCCAAGCAGGCGATGGACAAGGTCATCGACGGCATGAAGGGCATCAAGTCCAACGCCAAGGAGGCGGCGGACGCGTTCAACGATTTCAAGTCGGAGACCACGAAACAGTGGGATGACCCGTCGCTCCTGTTCGGCAAGGACGGTGGCGGCGCGGTCACTGAATGGCTCGTCAAGGTCAGCGGCGGCTACACGTCCGCAGCCGACGCGGCCAAACGTCTGGGCATCAATACCAGTACGCTGACCGATGCGGTCAGCGGCAACGAGGCCGGCTACAAGAAGCTCGTCAAACAGTTGGAGGCGCAAAGCAAGGAGACATACAAGGCCAGCGACCAGTACGGCATGATGGTCGAGAAGCAGACCGATGCCGCCATCGCCGCCGACACGCTGTTGCAGGCGTTGAAGAAGCAGCACAAGGAAGGCTTGGAGAAATCCGTCAAGGAGCAGATGAAATATCTGCGTTCCCTCGAACAGATCTCCGATTCCTCCTCCGCGCTGTCCGACAAGCTCAGCTCGCTCGCCACGACGGTCAAGGCGAACGGTCAGGCGTTCAAGGAAAACGGCGAACTGGCTGACGCCAACAACGCCGCCTATGTGCGCACCGACAAGGCGATGAAGGATGTGGCCGCTACCGCGTTGCTGTCCGCCCATCAGCTTCTCTCCTATGGTGAGAAGAACGGTCAGGTGGAGGAGTACACGCAGAAGGCCGCAAACTCCATTTATGAGGCGCGTGAGGCCATCGTGCAGCAGGCTCAGGCCGCTGGCATGAGTGAGGAAGCTGCTGAAAGGTACGCTGATTCGCTTGGTCTGATTCCCTCTGATGTGGGTACCACGATCACCGCTCATTCGGAAATCGCCCAAGATGCGGTGGATAAGCTCGTGCAGGGCATATCCGGTCTGACCGATGGTGAGAAAGAGATCGTTATCCGGCTACGTGAAGCTGGAGTGGTCACCACGTTGGACGGTGTTCTCAGTCTTGTTGAGCAGCTGATGAAAGGCGACTTGTCCGAGAGGGACCTCACATTGCTGTTGAACGCGAAGGGCAATGCTCGCTGGGAGACAGGCGAGGTCAAGGAGAATCTTCTTGCTCTCGGCATGTCCAAGAAAGCCTACAAGTGGCTGTTCTCAGGTGAGGGCAACGCTGAGGAGCGCATGCAGAAGGTCAGGGACGAGCTCGGCTATCTGAACCTGACCGACGAGCAGATACAGTGGATTCTCGACTGTATCGACCACGCTTCCGGCAAGATAAAGGACGTGGAGAAGAATAAGGTTCCCGCCGCCAAGGGCGTCAGCTTCAACATCGACGCCAACGATGATGACGCTCAGGTGAAACTCGCTACTTATCAGTCTCTTGACGGCCAGCCTATCGCACGCGCGAAAGCGTATGTGGATGGCGACAATACGGACGCCAACGAGAAGTTCCAAGAGGTCAGGTTCTATGACGGGTTGACCATCGCCCGCCCGTGGGGTCGTGTTCTTGGAGAGAATGAGCAGGCTCGTCAAGCGTTCAAGGACACGGCAGCGTATGACGGTGTGACCATTTCACGGCCTTGGGGTCGCGTTCAAGGTGAGAACGAGGGTGCACGCAAGGCGTTCCGTGACACCGCATGGTACAACAACATGACTCTCGCCACAGCATGGGGTCGTGTGCAAGGCGACGATGATCCGGTGAAAACAACGTTCCAGTATTGGCGTCGGCAGTCCGGCACTGTTCTTGCCACCAATTATGTGGATATTGTCACTCGTCACAGCAGTGATGGCAAGGTCTCCGCCGCTACCGGTGGTCGTATCTATGGTCCCGGTACTTCCACTTCCGATTCGATTCCGGCGATGCTGTCCAATGGTGAGATGGTGCTTCGTGCCGCAGCCGTCAAGAAGATTGACGCCTTGTATGGCAGGAGTTTCCTGAACACGTTGAACGCGGTCGGCAGTGTGGAGAAAGCCATGCAACCGTCCGCGTTCGCGTTGAACGCTCGCAGGAAGTCTCAGGCGTATGCGACCGGTGGCCGCGTATCCACGGCGAACGGCTCGTGGAACATCGAGGTCAACCCTGTTGTCAACGTCGAAGCGAACGGCAACTTGAACGCCGGCGTGCGCGAGTTGAACAACCGTGTGGACGAACTGAACCGACAGGTAGGGGCTCTTGCGGCCGGACTGCCGTCCGTGATCTCGGAGAACAGCAGTCCGTGGCCTTCGCAGAGGGCGTTCAACCGTGATGTGAGAGGAGCCCTATGAGCGAACTGACCTACACGTCAGGCGTGACCGGACAGGTGTTCGACTTGGAATCCAAACTGTCGTGGGGTGCGGCCCTCGGACTGCGATCCCGCGAATGGGATTACTCGCTGACCTACCGTGGATTGGGTATGCCTACACGCAAGGCTCGTGAGGTAAGTGTCAGCATGAGCGTCATAAACCCGTCCGATTTGGATGCGTTCATGCGTGCTACGGACGCGGATATTCAGATGAACCAGCCCGGTGTGATAACCGGGCTGGCCGAGTCCGGCGCGGCATGGACGCAGCATGCGGTCATCGTGAAAACCAGCCCCCAGTCGCATCATCGTGCGTCGGACGCCAGCATTGATTTGACCATCGTGCTGTTGGACGGCGTGTGGCGGAGACGGTTGGACGTGCAGCATTTCTGGTCGGATGTGTTGCAGCCCGGCTTGGATTTGGATTACCCGCACGATTACCCGCACGACTATATGCCGACCGCGAGGAACACGACCGTGGTGAATCCGATGCCCGCGCCGATGCCGTTTGAGATGGTCTGGTTCGGGCCGGTGTCGAAACCCCAGTTGACGTTGGGGGGCAACCGGTACGAGTTGGACATGGACATTCCCTCGGGCGGCTATGTGACCATTTCCAGTGTGGAGGGTGAGAAAAGCATCATCCTGACCACTGAGAACGGCGACACGTCGAACGTGTTCTCCAAGGGTGTGCGCACGGGCGGTGAGAACGGGGGAAGCTACATCTTCCAGCCGATACCGTCCGGCGAGCTCGCTGCTCAATGGAATGGTTTCGGCATCGATCTGACGATCATCGAGGAGGCGAGCGAACCGCAATGGGTGTAGGGCTTGTGGTGACCGATGCGAACCATGTGGATTCGATGATGGTCGAGGATTATTCGTTGGATTGCGCGTGGGGCAAGGACGAGAACGATTTCGAGTTGACGGTGGACAAGCTCATCCCGCAGGGCGCGTTCGTCTATTTGGAGGAGTCCGAGTGCGGCGGGATAGTTGATGCGTTGCGCGACCAGTTGGAGCGTGGTGATTCCACGCTCACGTATTCGGGGCGCACGTGGCATGGCATGTTGGAAAACAAGATTCTCGCCCCGGATTCGGGGCAGGATTACCTCACCGTGTCAGGCAACGCCTCCACCATACTTGGTGCGTTGTTGTCCCGTGTCTCGCTCACCCCATTGTTCAAAGCGGTCGTTCCCCCGTCCGGCGACGTGTCCATCAAGTCCTACCAGTTCGAACGGTATGTGGACGCATACACGGGCGTCTGCGCGATGGCGAAAGCGAACGGTTTGAAACTCAAAGTCGCCTACCGGTCAGGCCATGTCGAAACATGGCTGGAGACGGCAGGCGACTACGGGAACGACATCGACTCCGACCTGTTGGACTTCGACGCATCGCGCACGTGGCGCAAGCCGAACCACATGATCGGCTTGGGCAAGGGCGAGTTGAGGAACCGCATCGTCAGCCACTGGTATGCGGACTCGAAAGGCAACGTCACCCAAACCCAGACGTTCAAGGGTTTGGACGAGATTGCCCAAGTGTACGACTATTCGTCGGCCGAGGCGGACGAGTTGGCGAAGAACACGAAGAAGAAACTTCAGGACTTGCAGTCCGAGGGTGAGGTGAAGGTCACCGTGCATGAGGATTCGGGCATCGTGTTTGACGTGGGCGACACCGTGACCGCAAGGGATAATCTCACGGGCATCACCGTCAACGCGACTATCAGCAAGAAAATCGTCAAGGTCTCGGGCGGCGTGATGTCCGTCGATTATGAGGCCGAGTAAACAGTAAGGAGCCGATTATGGCGCGTATCGACAATGCGACGGTCATGCAATGCGACCGGTGCGGGAAACACAAATGGTACAAGGACTTGGACGATCCGGATATCAAGACGTGGTACAACGTCAACCGGTTGGACTCCTCCGGCACGGTCCACGACTACCTGTTTTGCGATCAGGATTACGCGGACTATGTGAACAAGCTCAAGGACTTTGATAACAGCTTCGACAGTTGGATGCAGAACGGAGGCAAGCGGAATGGCTGAACTCGTCACCGGTCATGCGGGCAAGGCGCACGCGACAGCGGAGCAGGCGGCGGGATTGAACGCCGGCATTCTCGGCTTGGACGATTACGTGCTCGACGTTCACGACAAGTTCAAGATCACGGTCGTTTCGGCGAACAAGGTGACCATCGGCACGGGCGAGCTGGTCATGCAGGGCCGTCACGTCAGCCAAGGCACGCCCGAGGACCTGATCGTCACCAACGGGTCGCAGGGTCAGAAACGCAACGACCTGATCGTATGCCGCTATGCGAAGGGCTCGCAGAACATCGAGAGCGCGAAACTGGTCGTGGTCAGGGGCACGCCCACCACGGGCACGCCCACCGACCCCGCCGTGAACACCACCAGCCCGTTGGACGGGGGCACCACCTACGACATGCCCTTGTACCGCATCCCGCTGAATAGCATCGCCATCGGCACACCGGTGCCATTGTTTAACGTGTTGAAGCCGATGAGCGACGTGTGGGATTCCCTATCCCGTTCAGGCTATTAGGGCTCGTTCCCAGAGGCGTTGCGCGTCTCGCAGGGCTGAGATATCCGGTTTGAGGTAATACTGTGCGGTGGTTTTGATGTCGCTGTGGCCGAGCATTTTGCTCACGATGGCGATGTCAGCCCCGGCGGCCAGAGTGTTCGTCGCCCATGAGTGGCGCAGGTTGCGTGCGGGCACGTGCGGCAGATCATGCCGTTTGCACCAGCTCGCGTATTGGCGTGCGGCTTGCGGCGGGGTGAGGGTGCCGATGAGTCGGCCTCCGTCGCGTGGTTTGATTTCGCGCAATCGTTTGACCGCGAAGCGCGGCAACGGGAGCGTGCGGCGGGACAGTTCGGTTTTCGGCGGCACGACGGCCTCATGCCCGCTCACCCATTGCAGGCCGCGCTCCACGTGCAGGACGCCGCGCCGCAGGTCGAGGTCGCCCCATTCGAGCCCGTATCCTTCTTCGGTGCGGAGTCCGCATGAGACGGCGCAGATAAGCCACGCCTCCAAAGGGTGAGCGTAGAAGCCTTGCAACAGTGTGCGCTGCTGGCGGATGCTCAATATTCGCGGCTCGTAATGAGGTTTGGCCGGCAGTTGGATGTCGCGTCTGGTGATGTCCACGTCCAACAGGTTCCAGCGGATAGCCCGCCTGAGTATCGCGCGTAGTACGGCCCATGCCTTGCGTGCCGCGCCCGCGCTGTCGAAACATGCGAGCCACTTGTCCACGAGCTCCACGCTTATTGCGCTCATGTCCATGCCACCGAAAACCGGCATGACATGCAGACGCCAAGCGCTCTCGTAGCCGACCCACGTGCTCTCACGTAGATTCCGCGTGCAGTACGGCCAAAACCGGTTGGTCCAAAACTCTCGTAACAGCATTTTCAACCTCCGAAAACCCACACGCCGTCTGGCCTGTCCAAACGGGTGAAACGTGTGGGTTTTCCCAAAAAGAGAGGGGAACGGGATGCCCCCATTCCAACAGTTATTCGGCTCCATGGAATTCTGGTCGGCGTTGATTCTCGCTCTCATCGGTGGTGGTGGGCTTGGCGGACTGGTAGGCGCATGGTCGAGCCGGCGGAAGAACGAGGCCGATATCGACAGCATCACCGCCGACGCCGCCGACAAGGCCGTGAAAATCCTCACGGAAAGCATCATCAGCCCGCTGCGCGAGCAGGTCACTTATCAGGAGGAGCAGATCCGGCATTTGGAGGACGTGCAACGCAAGTATTTCAAGGCCGTGGCCTATGTGCGCAGCCTGTCCCATTGGCTGCAATCATTCTGCGCGGTCGCCGAACCGGAGTTTCTGAAACGTCATCCGAAACCATCATTGCCGGACGAGCTTCGCCCGGACGTAGCCCCCGAAACAATCGAATCCAATAAGGAGGAACAGTAATGACCCAAATCCATATCAGCATCAGGAAGCCGAAGACCGGAGGCTTGGACCCTGTCACCGGTACGCTGCGGTTCCGCCCGGTGCGTCGTCACTTCGACGCGGCGAAGAATCTTATTATCGCGGCCTCGTTCGACGCGAATCTGTCCGAAAGCGGCGAGCTGACGGTTGACCTGCTGCCCACGACTAGCGCGTTTGTTTGGCAGGTCATCGAGTTGGCGGACACGCCGCAGGCGTACACGCGCTACGTCGAGGTGCCGGACTCCAAGACCACGGTCGAATACGCGGACCTCGTGGAAGTGGACGCCGGCACGTTCGTCCCGAAGGACATGCAGGGCTCCCAATTGCTGAAGGTTCGCCACGCTTCCACCCAGTCGGAGGCGGAGACGCTTTCCGCCCGATACCCGGATGCGGTGGTGCTCTTCGACGAGACCGCCACGACCATGAAGGCCGCTATGGCCATGAGCACGTTGGAGTCCATCACGGCCGAAGCGCAGACGAACGCCGCGTTGGCTAGGAGCGCCATGCTGAGCGCACAGTCCTCGGCTGATTCCGCGACCGCCACCCAGTCCGACCTTAATATCCTCGCGTCGAACGCCAACACGTTGGCGGCTAGCGTCGCCAATGATTCGCAGACCGTGGCCGACACCGCCAACGCGGTTGCGGCGAAGGGCGAATCGGCCATCGCCACCATCGATTCGACGGTGCAGGCGGTCAAGGACAAGGCGGAGGCTGCGACCACCGTACTGCCCTCCACCGGCACCACCGAGGAAACCACGGAGGAACCCGACACCGACTCCACGCCAGCCAAGGCCAAGAAGGCCACTGTGAAGGAGGCCTGATCATGCCAGCCCTATACGCCGGCAAACGTGTCGGCAAACCATTGATGAACGGCCACACGTACAACGCCATGTTCAACGGCAAACTCGTATGGCCCCTCGACAAAGACACGGTCGTCTCCATCGAGATCACGGATGATAAGGGCAATGCTCTGCCCAAGTCTCTGGCGGTCAACGGCACCCTGAAACTGGGAGCGAAGGCCACCTACGCGGACGGTCATGTTGGCGACCTGCTCACCACCAATGACGTGACGTTCGCGAGCAGGGACACTTCCACCGCCACGGTTTCGGGCAACACGCTCACGTGGCGGCATGGCGGAACCATATTGGTGACGGCCACGGTCAACGGTTTCACTTCCGCCGCCGTGTCCATCAGCGCGGCCTACGCGCCCGAGTCCATCAAGGTCACGGACGATTCCGGCAAACCCATCGACAACATCACCCTGCGCGTCGGCGAGAGCAAGAACCTCAAGGTGACGATCCTGCCCGATGCGGCATCGCAGGAGTATACGGCATCCATCAAGGATGTGAGTCTCGCATCAGTCAGACAACAGTAAGGGGCAATATCATGCCAACAACAACAGCGTTTAGGGGGGGGGGGCTAGTGTCCGCGCCCTAAAGGAGGGCGACACCTCCATCACCATCACCGCAGGCAGCATCGTAAAGACCATCCCGGTCAGTGTATGGGGAAACAAATGGGTGCTGCCCACCCTGCCCGCCACGTGCAACGGAATCACGTTCACCGCGGCCGGCGACGGCATGGTACACGCGAAGGGCACAGCGACCGACTGGGCGACCATCCTCGTCACCCAGGACCTGCCGGCCGGCGAGTACACGCTCGAACACACGCTCGTCGACGGTGTCGGCCTGTTCTGCGAGCTCAAATCCACGGACGGCAGGATCGACCTGTTCTCGCAGGGCACGGTCAAGGCGACGCTCCCGGCGGGCGACTACCGGATGCTCGTCAGTGTCTCGCCCGGCAAGACCGTGGACGCAACCATCACCCCAATTCTCAGGAAACTCAACTAAGGCCCCGATATTGGGGCCTTCACCATAAAAGGAGGCCCCAATATGGGCGCACTATCAATAACCGGTATCAAACCGGGGTCCACGAGTCTGAAACTGACCGCCGGCAAGATTACGAAAACCGTGCCGATTACCGTATTGTCACGTAACCTGCTGTCCTACGGTCCCGCGTCGGGCAACGGTCTGACCGTCACCGTGGCGCAGGACGGGTCGCTTGATTTCAGCAGCGGCACCGAATCGGTGCCATTGTACAAGGGCGTGCGCTGGGAGTTCGACGTGCCCGAAGGCATCGTTGGCGTGCCTCTCATCATCTCCTACATGGGCGATGTGCCCGGAAACCTGGTCATCGGCATCTACGCCAACGCGAATAGCCTCGGCGGCGTCTATCAGGGGAAAAACAACACCGTGGTCACCATCCCCAAGGGGACCACACGCGTCGAGCTGCGCATCTTGCGTGGCGGCGTCACGGCCGGCAGCGTGTCGGGCAACCTGAAAATCCAACTCGAACTCGGGAACACCGCGCACGAGTGGATGCGACCCGACAACACGAGCCTTAGGGGGGGGGGGCTGTGAATTAGCGAACCTGTATCCGCGTGTCACCGGACTGCCTAAAACATTAGGCGCCGACCCGGGTGTTATGGTCACGGAACCATCGCCGGGCACGTACCGGTTCAAAGGCTCCACCACACAAAAGGTTGACTCGTGGGATAGCCTGACATGTTCCGTCCATGTGGACGCGGGCACGTACACGCTGGACGCCACGGACTGGCCGCTGGGCAACGATTCATGGCTGATGGGCATACAAGCCCATATCTCCCACGACGACGGGAGCGAAGGAGCAAATGTGTTCGGACCTCGTAACTATGGGCCGAAAACCTTGAAGGTCGGCACTCTCCAATGCAACATTTTCGTCAACACCACGGGCGAGGTCGATAAGACGTTCACTCCCCGCCTTTACAAAATCGACTGATTCTAGCCCCACACCATACCGTGTGGGGCTTTTCCATTGACGGCCCCGAGTGGGCCCCGATAATCCTGACCCACGACCGTGGGCCACAAACAACAATCCATCCCGAGAAAGGGGACATATGGTCAATAACAAGGACAAGCCGTGGTGGAAGCGTCTGCTCGCCAAGGGTACCGCGCTGGCAGCCGCCGTGTGCATGATGCTGCTCCCGGCGACCGCGCACGCGGACATGCAGGGCATCGACGTGTCCAACTGGCAGTGCGGCATCGACATCGCCAGCACGCAGGCCGACTTCGTTGTCGTCGGCACCACATGGGGCACGGGACAGGTGTACAACAACTGTCTCGTGTCCGGCGTCAACACGGACGCCAACCGCATGATCGCCCAAGCGCAGGCATCCGGCAAGAAATTCGGCCTGTACCACTACGCCATGGGAGGCAACCCGGAGGCCGAGGCCCAGTTCTTCTGGCGGAACACCAGCAACTATTGGCGTCACGGCATCGTGGCGCTCGACTGGGAGCTAGACGATAATCCAGCATGGGGTAATTGGGATTGGGTGCGCCGCTTCATGGCCGAATGTGAGCGGCTTTCCGGTGGTGTGCGCCCGTTGCTGTACACCGGCCCGGTGGCCGGCACCATCCCGCAGGACATCCGCGACCGATACGGCCTGTGGATCGCCCAGTACGCGAACATGAGCCCGACCGGCTATCAGGCATCCCCGTGGATGATCGGCGCATACGGCGAGGCCATGCGCCAGTACAGCGGTACCGGCGTGGTCAACACGTGGAGTCCGATTGACCTCAACATTTTCCGTGGCGAGGCATGGCAGTGGGATTTGTACGCCAACCCCACCGGAGGTTCCACAGCCACGGCCCCGGCAACGCCCGCGCCCGTGCAGCCGAGCACTCCCCCGGCCAACACCAACACGGGTATCAGCCACACCATGCAGTGGGGCGAGACCATCTGGGGACTCGCCGTAGCGTATAACGCTTGGCCGTTGTCCGCATGGCACACGCCAAGCGGTGACATCAACCGCTACTACGTGGGCGACGTCGTAACCTACGGCGGCGGCTCCACAACCGCGCCGTCCCACGGAGTCTCCAAGGTTCTTCAATGGGGCGACACCGTATGGGAGTTCGCCACCTCCCACGGTTACAACGTCAGCCAATGCACGGTACCCTCCGGCAACATCAACGTCTACTATGTGGGCGACGTGGTGACCTGCCGCTGAGACTCAACAGATGCCGCCACCCGCTTGACCGGGTGACGGCATCACCCCATCATCATCCCTTATTGATCGGAGCAAACATGACCAACAACACGCCGGACACCCAACTCGAGGAAATCACGGAAACAGGCACGAACACGCCCGACATTCCCGACCACACGGCCACACCGTACACTCCCGTATTCAATGACACGTTGCGCACCATCATCTACGTGGTCACGCTCGTCGCCTCGGTCGTCGGACTCGGGTTCATGAGCTTCGGCTCACACGACATCGGCGGCTTCATCAGCACCGCCGCAGGCATCATCGCCGCCGGATTCGGAGTCGCATACAACCCGGTACGCATGGCCGGCAAGTAGTCGCAGCGAATAAATACCACCGCCCCTCCCCCAGCAGTAACGCTGGACGGAGGGGCGGTTTTCGCGTATTTACGCTTTCATGGGCGGAAGATTGAAATACAATCGGGCGATTCGCTCAGCTTCGCGGTTCTCCCTCTCATTACCAAGCAACAGAAGCCAGATGGCATTCTTCCCCGCTAGAGGAATCGGAGCCTTTAGCTGCTTTATACAGCCCTGCTCTTGTAAAAACTTTGCACCACGGCTCAGTCGGTTTCGCGCTGTCCGTGTGCGGGCCATTGTTGTTTCTGCGGCAGTGTCTAAATCATGTTCCTTGGAGGCGATGACCATGCCCATACCCTCTATCATCTTGTCCCAACCCTCCCAATAACACCAGTAGGCACGGTTTTGATATACGACGGCGTTCACATCCTCTTTGTCGATTACCTTCGAGGCCATGTAGGTCATCATCGACAAAGCCAGTAGGTCTAGCGTCTGCTTGCCGTTTTCATCAGTCTTGGAGAATTTGCCTTGGCTTGCGAGAGCATATACGCGATCTACATTGCGGTAGCCCATCTGTTCCGTCAT